GTGCTTGTGTGCTTGTGTGCTTGTGTGCTTGTGTGCTTGTGTGCTTGTGTGCTTGCTCTACACATACTGAGGGCGGTGACCCTGGTATTTTATCTTGTTTTGAAGTAAGAGTCAAGGCTTTTAAAGGGTGTAATAGGTAACACTTTAAGCTTTTTGCATGCTTTCACTTGACATCTCAAGATACGGACGCATTTGACGTTTGGTTTTTGTGGTGGTATCGCGTGTGCACAGCGTGGCGGATTCCGGGTTGTGGGGGAGGGGTGAGAGTGTGAGAGGTCGTTTAAGGGGTCTAGAAGGCGATCTGAGCGAGTTTTAGGGTGGGGGTAGTGTCATGGCCTAGGTAGGGGTCTGAAAAGGCGTGAGAGGGCGTTAGAGCGTTTTTTTGCGATGGTCGAAAACTGACCGCCCACTACTTTTCTATGATTTCTTTCCGCGAATCTTATAACTTTCTTTATTAGTAATAATATTATCTATAGTATTAAGAATATTATCTATTTTAGAACATCTTGTATATAGAACATGATTATTACAACTATGTTTTATAACTATTCTCTGTAGGTAATAATTTGCTGATTGTATTTTAATAAAAAAATCTAGGAATAATCAGCGAAAAGGGGGTTTTTCGCGAGGATTTTTCACCTGACACTCTGACGATTAGATCATGTCAGTTCGTGCAAGTTGATGCAAAGGTAAACACAACTTTACTTGTACTTCGTGAGCATAGCCACGCAGTTAGGTTAGCCTAAGTTAAGTTAGGTAGTGTGTACTTCGTGAGTAGGGGCACGCAGCCTAGAGTTGATTTGTGACTGGGGTCATATGATGCAAGTCACGCGAGTTGGAGGGGGTGAGAGTTGACATAGTGACAGGATTGTCTTTACACATTTGACCTGGGGCGCATAATTTGACAAATTCAGGAAAACATGATAGAGGAGCATGGGAGGGGATTTGGGGGCCCCTCGACTTGACAAATAGAAAATCAAATGCTATATGGGGAGAGGTGGGGGGCGGGGTGTCATACCCCCGCGTGTATTTTCAGTGCATACCCACCTTTCTAGGTTGTGGGTCAAGTCACGTTGCATACTCAATGATTGGCTGCTAAGATATGAGTATCGACAACGAAAGGAGAAAACATGAACCTACAACCCAGCGAGTTCATCGCCAAAACCCGGCCACACGACAACAACCCACAAAGGATCGCCACATACAACATGGTCCCCGGCACTGTCGTACGCCTCAGGAACCACATCTTCGTGCTTGTCGATGCCACAAAGGGGCCTCACCAGTGGATACACGCCAAGACAGGCCGCTCCCTTAGCCACGAACAGTTCGCGGCCCGGATGCGGGGTGACACCACCAACCTGCCCGTGATCCTATTTGACCCACTGGACACAGACAAGGAGAACAACAATGACAACGACTGAGCTTGACCCGCTCATCAAGGCATTCATCAAAACTCTTGAGGAAGCCACCAACACATCTGACCTTACCAGCACGCAGTTTGAGTGCTTCACTCCTGAGTGCCTACGAATCGTGATGGACTCACTCGACATCGAGCCAGGCACTGTCGTTGTTGTCGGCGGCTGGGAAGCAATGCGTGTCGTTGGTAATGGTGACCACGGTGAGTTGGTGTGGGTCGGATTCGACGGTCGTACGTACACCCACGAGGAGTTCGCTAATACTGTTCGTTCGGCTCATGATGTCGTGCGTGTCGTCCACTTTGGGATTATCTGATGAAGAACACCATCGAACTGGCTGCTGAGTTTATCCGCCGCGCTGCATTTGTCGATGCTAACGCACTACTGAAGGATGAGCGGGTGTCGAAGGCCTCTATAAAAAGCCGAGAAGAGTTCAGGAAGTGGTCGGATGACTATATCCTTGGTTTCTTTGAGGGGCTTACTGCCCGGCACTCGTATGCCCACCCGAGGATTCTTGGACTGCTTGATGGTATGAAAAAGGAGATTAGTGATGCAGGCCTGTGAGTTTAAAGCGTGCGAGTTCCTGTCGAAGGATTACAGGACGTTTGATGCAAGTGAGTTGCCTGATGGCACTGTCGTGAATATGTCTGTTTGGGCTTTCTTCAAGCTGGATAACCCCGACATGTGGGTGTCGAACACAGGCAGGTTCCATACGAATGAGGAGCTTGCGGCTATTCTGAGGGATTACCATGGTTCTATCCAGGTGGTGGATGCGTGTGATCTGCATTGATGATGTCCTCAGTCTGTTCACTGAGCATGAGCAAGCGTTTGTCCGCTATGACTTGGAGACAGCGTGGGATGACTCTGAAGCCTTTACTGTCGAGGTTGGGGTGCCCTTGAAAGAGGCACCATACATGATGGTTCTAGAGGTTACTGTGGACTCCGTTAATGAGTTGGTGACAATTGAAAGGAGTCGAGCATAGACGTGGGAGAATCCTTATGATACTGCGACGTTCACGGATCGTGATGCTGCTGAGCGTCACTTAAAGAGGCTGAATGATTGAGCCTTACATTGTCGAATACAATCTGAAGGAGAATTGAAATGTTGGATACACTGTACGCTGTATGGGACTTGGACTGTGATGACCCTGGCATCATTGGTCTTTTTGAAACCAAAGATGAGGCTGACGCTCATGCGGCATATACAACACATGAGTATTGCCGTGCAATGACTGTTGTCGAATATCGAGCAAAGGAGAATGAGAACAAATGAACAATAAGCTGGTTGCCATTACAGGTGCACTCATGCTGTCTCTTGGGGCTTGTACCCCGGCTCAGACGGCCTCGTACAACCTGAGCAATGACTCGGATAACTTCCGTGTGATGCGCCGTGTGGTGTTCGTGAATGGGATCACCGATAAGTACCTTCTCAGCATTGAGGGTTTGTGTTCGATCACGAAGGATAAGGAGGATGCTCAGCTTGAGGTCACCTGTAAGACGAGTGACGGAGAGTACAAGAAGCATTACTTGGGTATCTCAGATAATGTCACCTACTTCGTGGAGCAGATGGACCCTGCATCTGTGGACACCTATCATTACAAGGTGCAGTTCCGTCCTGAAGAGCTGCTGCCTGATGTCGATGTGCAGGTCAGTGGAGGCGACAAGTGATGCTTATTAAGTTCAGTGAGCTGCCTATTCCGTTTGGTCGTCTCGCGCTTGGTGCTGTTCTGATCGATACAGAGGGTAATAGGTACTTTAAGGTGGTTACTGAGGAGTATGAGTACTTCTGGGTGAATCAGTTGGATGTTCTTCTTAGTTCTGGTATGTCGGATGATCTAATGTCTAAGACTGTCGAGGAAGATTGGATGGTGCTGGTGTGATGAATAGCGTTCAGTACATTGGTGATGGTAAGTTCGTCGTCACTGAAGAGTGGCTTCGTGAAGTCCTTTCACAGGCAGTGAGCATGGACGTTGCTGGCTATCTGGGAGTAGATAACTGGCCGGGTTGGTGGGACATGGACGAGGCCCTTGAAGAGCTGTACCCTGATTATGCTAAGGACTATGGCTCGTGCCAGGGTGTCGCTGAAGCAATGATCTACGACTGGAGGAATAATGCGAGCAAGGCTGACTAAAGATTGCTATTGCTATACCTGTGGTAGGGCTTTTAACTATCTTGGTATTGCCAGCCATAGGGCTTCGCACAGGCGTAGACGTGAAGATTGCACCATTATGTTTACGTATGGTGACGTTAAGAGTTGGAAGTTCTCGGAACTGAAAGGAGAAGACTAATGAATGCTGAACTGGCCAATCTGGCTAAGGAAATTGGTAGGATTGCTCAGTCTCAGCAGGACAGTGTTGAGTGGGATAAGGTAGCAAAGCTTAGTGAGATTGTTCTGATTTTCGACAGTCCTGAGCTAGAAAGCCTCAACTACCACCAGTTTCAAAATGTTGTTGAAATTTATGCCGTTGCACACTCACAGAGAGATGATATCGACTGGAACGCTGTACGGTTGTTTGCAAAAATGATGCTCCAGATTGACAGAGTAATGGTGGGGCATGATGGACATTAACGAACGACGCATTATTCAAGAAATCAAGACTATAGCTAATTTTGAACATCGCTACAACCCCTGCAATTCTAGTTGGGGTCTTGTATTGGAATACTGCAAACAGCTATTGGAAGGAGAAAAGTAATGAATAACCAGGAATACGTTGACACCTTTGATGAGGTGCGAACCGGCTACAAGAAGCTTCACACAATGACCCTCGATAAAGTGGAGATCTTGCATGTAGGGGGTGTCGGCGAGCGAGAAGTCGCAACTATCCTGAGTTGTGAGGACTTCAACACCATTGCGGACAAGGGCAGTGTCGTTGTCACTGAGAAGCACGGGGCGTTCTTGAAGGTGACTGACCAGCATTGGGTGACGGTTAACCGCTTTGAGTCTGAAGGTATCCGGCATGATGCTGACGTGCTTCTTGCCTTGATCCTGGAACAGGATTGCGTCAATGTGTTGGTTGATCCAGGTCACGAAGCATAGTGTTTGTACCAGTGCTATGCTGAATACATAACTGAATAGCCCCCTCAACTCCTTGCAAGCAAGGGACGGTGAATGTTGAGAGGGGCACCACCCCTTGTGGCGGAACAGGAAGACGCGCTCGGCTCAAACCCGGGTTCCAGTAAGGAGTATGAGTTCGACTCTCATCAAGGGGACTACCAGCGCCCACGAGAGGGTGCTGGTTGATGAGACGGCCTGAGACAGCGCGCCTCTGATCTCAGGAACACGTACTAGGAGGGTTCGTCCTTCCAGGTACGGGCCTTGTGCGGGCTTACAACACGCACAGTGAGGGCCTGTCGAACATAAGACAGGCCCTCACATTATTACCAACAAAGAGGAAGGAGAAAGAAATGCGACCTTACAGGCAGCATAGCGGTGACGCGGGGGCGGACTTGGAGGTGCCGATCCCATACATCATTTACCCTCATGAGACCATCATGGTGAAGACAGGCTACACGCCGCAGATGTTCGACATCCCCCGGGATGCTGTCGGCCTTGTCTTTGCCCGCTCGTCGCTGCACAAGAAGGGCTTGATTCTCGCCAATGGTGTCGGTGTGATCGACTCCGGGTATGAGGGTGAGGTTCTTGTGCCACTGCATAACCTGACCGACAGCCCTGTCGTTCTCGAAGAGCACGAGCGCATTGCGCAGATCGTGGTCCTGCGACTAGAAAACCTGTCTGAATTGTACGCTGAGCCTGTTTTGTCCACGAGGAAGCGTGGACAGGGCGGCTTTGGTTCGACTGGAAAGTGAGAAGAAATTGAGCATTACTGTTTACTCTAAGCCTCGTTGCCCTCAGTGTGTGGCTACGTACCGCAAGCTGAATGGTCTGGGTGCCCCGCACGAGAGTGTGGACGTGTCTGAGGACCCTGAGGCCCTGTCGTTCATTCAGAGCCTCGGGTACAGTCAGGCCCCTGTCGTTGTTGTGAAGGATGCCAAGGGAGCTATCGTGAAGCATTGGTCGGGGTTCCGCCCTGATTTGATCAAGAAGGAGGCTGGCAAGTGAGTAAGATCGAGAACCCTGTGAAGCTGGAAGCTGCACGTGCACGGATGGCGAATGCGCGAGCGTCGCGAAAGAAGATGGATTACCCGGCTGATGTCGAGGCTCGTCTTGATGATTTTCGAGCGCTTGTGCTTGCGCAATTCATTGACGCGGGCCTGTCGGCGTTCAAGGATGGGCGCAAGGTTGGGGGACACTCGGATCGGTATTTCTACAATAAGCTGGTCCGTGGCAGTCTGAATATCAAGGACATGATCCTGTTGAATGATTACCTGCCTATCGACTGGACGCTTATTTTGAAGACGATGCGGCGTCCGAAGGATGTTCTGCGACCTGTCGATACTGAGCCTGCGCCTGTTGATGTCATGTTCGCTGATCCAGGTGATGATCCGTTTGCTGCTTTCTTTACTGATGTGGATGGTGTGTGATGGAGCAGAGCCTACTTGAGTTTGCTAGGAGCATTGGTAGTATCGGCCCGTTTAAGGTCATTAGGCTACTGGCTCGTGAGGGTTATCTGAAGCGCCAAGGCCTGATTAATGTGCCGACGGAGAAGGCTGAGGGTTTGCTCGGGTTGCGTCGTGCTATTACCAGGGGTGGCCAGCGCCCGAACTACCATTGGCAGACATATGTGACCGAGGTGGGGGAGAAGTTCTTTGCTGATATGATTGAGGCAGAACTAAAGGACTTCGGACACTGGGAGTTGAAGAGATGAATTGGCAAGACCTCGTTGCCGACACGAACATGTGGATTGACAACTTTGATGAGGGGCGTGGTGGTAACGCGCTTGATCGAGTTGTTGTCCATCATAATGCTGGTAAGGCCATGAGCTTTAGTGGCGTATATGGTGCGTTCAGCTCGAATGGTACGAGTGCGCATTATGATGTGGACATTGATGGCAATATTTGCCAGTATGTCCATGACTCCGACACGGCCTGGCATTGTCCGGGCGTGAACAAGAAGTCGATTGGTATTGAGCACGCTAATTCTACAGGCGCTGACGGCGGCTGGGATATTAGTGAGGAGACACTGGATGCTGGTGCTCACCTCACCGCTGCCCTGTGTCGAGGCTATGGTCTGGGCCGTCCGCAGTGGCGAGTGAATGTCTTCCCCCACAGTGATTTCTATTCGACTGCTTGCCCGGCTTCGCTGCGTGATACGTATGCAAACGACTACATTGAGAAGGCTCAGCAGTACTACGACGATCTTGATGCTGACTTGCTGAACAAGGAAGGCTGGGTGTCGCAGGACGGTGGCTGGTGGTACCGCAATGCTGACGGTTCGTGGCAGACGGGATGGTTCCCTGACGCTGGCGCGTGGTACTACGCGAACGAGAAGGGCTGGCTGCTCTCTGGCTGGCAGCATATTGATGGCCATTGGTTCTTCCTGCATAACGTGCATGACACTCGTTATGGGCAGATGGAGACCGGGTGGATCAAGGATGGTGAGCACTGGTTCCTTCTTGATGACCGTGGCCGGATGCTTACGGGCTGGCAGAGGCGTGAGGGTAAGTGGTATTACCTGGAAGCTAATGGCGCTATGCGTACCGGGTGGCTGTCGTATCAGGGGGACGATTACTTCTTGACTGATACGGGTGCTATGGCTGTCGGCTTGTGCCAGACTCGTCTTGATGGTGGATGCTCGATCTTTGGTGAAGACGGCAAGCTTATCCACGGTCGGATGACGGTTGAGCAGGACGCTGACGGTATTGTGAGGCTTGTCACGCAGCACTGAGTTGAGAATAGTGAGGGCCGGTAGTTACCATTGTGACTACCGGCCCCTTCCACAACCTATAAGGAGAAAAACAATGAAGAAGATCATCACAGCTGTCGCTGGTGTTGGCATGCTCGTAGCTGCACCTGTCGCCGCCTATGCAGACAACGACACCATGACCGCCACAGTCACCTCGGCGCAGTCCATGAGCCGACAGACCAGCTCCGAGGTCAACGTGTCTGGCACGTGGGAGACCGAGCGCCTTACTGTCGGCCAGCAGTTCACCGTCGCATCCGTTGATGGCGGGTTCAAGTGGAACGCCTCGTTTCCCTTCACCCTCGATGATGGGTCTCAGATCGGCGAGTGCACCGCCAACGAGGCGACACTAACCTGTAAGGTCACGACAATCCCTGACGCCTATGCCAACAAGAAGGATATGAAGGGTACCTGGTGGGCGCGTGCACGCCTTCAGGACAAGGCAGTCGGCACCACCGAGGGAAAGATCAGCCTGAATGGTGAGGTTGTGAAGACCCTCGTGTGGGGCGACAAGGACGCTACAGGCAAGTGCTCCAATGATTGCTTTGGGGCGGCACATTACGAATATGCCTCGCCTGAGAACCTGAAGTTCGGATGGACGAACGCTAACGGCACTGTCGGCTGGGGCATTAAGTTCATTGTCGAGCCGGGTGTCGAGTACACCGTGAAGGACCTCGACACGAAGCTCACCACAGACGTGAAGTGCACGGAGGCACCGACCTGGGACCCCAAGACGACAGCGTTCATTACGGCCATTGCGGTGGATGCTAACACCATTAAGTTCACTGCCCCTGAAGGTGCAGAGGTGTGCATGGTCTACCCGCCTGAGCAGGTTCGTGTTCCTGATGGTCAGACCTCGGTGACGAACCACGCCGAGGTGAACGGTGTGAAGCTGGAAGCAACGGCGACTGTCAAGGCTAACGGTGGCGCTGATGGTGACGGTACTGCCATGACGAATCCGGAGCCTTCTCCGGTGCCGACCCCTGATGTGAGCGCGCCTTCCCCTGCCCCGGCTCCTTCACCGGAGCCGAAGCCGTCTGACAAGCCTCAGTCTGATCCGACACCTGCACCTGTCGAAACGACGCCGGTTCCTGTGCCGTCCGTGTCCCCGTCCGCTCCTGCACCTGTCGAGAAGCCCCAGGGCGCGCAGGGTGGAACGCAGGGTAAGCTCGCTAAGACGGGTGCTATGCCCGCTGGCCTGATTGGTGCAGGTATCCTCGTGGCGGGAGGTGTCGCCCTAGCTGTCGCACGCTACAAGCGCCGCTGAGAACTAACAAAAAGCCCTGGATGCTACTCAAGTGTCCAGGGCTTTTTACATGTCCAAGTTTTGTATAATGTGAATAAGGAGGTTTAGAGATGAAGAATGAAGTTCTGACCACTGACCGTACGAAGTGGACGGCACTCACCCCTGAGCGTCGTAAGGCTCTCTATGGTCTGGTTGCTGCCATCGGCATGGTTGGTGTCGCCTACGGCGGTTGGACCGCTGAGAACTGGGAGCAGTGGACGGGCGTGGCGCAGCAGGTTCTCTCTGTTGTCGGCCTGGTCATTGCTGTTGTTCATACGGGCGGCACCTATATGGCACCAGCCTATGGCGGGCCTGACAGTGACACCAACTGATTGCATCGTGGCCCTGTCGCATCGTGTGGCAGGGCCACACCGCTATCCATAACTAGTTAAAGGGATGAACAATGCCTCGTATTATTGGGAGTGTCAAGACTCCTGCTGGCGATCATGTGATGATCAGCGTCTACGTGACACCCAAACCCAACCCTGTCGGATCAAACAACCCCGTCACAGACCTCCTGGTCGGTGGCTACGTTGTGCAGAACACGATGCAGCCGGTGTCGATTGACCTTGAGCCAGGCACGTACGACGTGCGTATCACAGGCCCCGGTGGTGTCATCACGGAGAAGGAGATCGGGCTCGCGGCTGATCAGGTGGTGTCACTGAGCGCCTTGGTGGGGGCTGCACCCATTGTGCCCGCACCTCCAGCCGCACCTGTCGTTAATGTTAACGTGACGCGCCCGGAGATTCATGTGGTGTCATCGAAGGCTGAAGCTGAGGCACTGCCTGACGGCTCCTACTACTTCCTTATTGAACACACTGCAACGACGCCGACGCTGATTGCCCACGTGGGCGGGCAGTACACGGGCGACACAGGCACGGTCACTGTCGATGGCAAGGCCGGGGACATGGTGATCGTCGGCGTCAACGTGAAGGCCCAGTCCGATCAGACGTTCACCTGGCCTGCAGGATGGACAGTGCTTGTCGAACCGTACTGGGTTGGCACTCAGCAGTCTACGATTGCCTACGGGCCGTGGAGTGAGGCTATCAGCGTGAAGACTGCGAAGGCTGTCGAGGCAGGCTACGCGGCTGTGACCGTGCGTGGTGGCGGTGTGCCAGTGGCTGGTACTACGAAGGACCGGACAAAGGAGCCGACGGAGACCACGACCGTGACGGCTCCGAAGGTTAACGGCGCATCTGGTCTTGTGTTTGCATACGCGTTCGAGCGCACGGCGTCTGATGAGACTCGTAGCCAGATCACACTAAGCGAAGGCTGGGAGCTTGTGGACTTCGCGGCTCAGGGGGGTTCTAACTTCCAGACGGTGGCGGTTGCGCAGGGCAAGGGCGACACGGACGCTACGTTCACGTACCCGAACGCTCAGTCGACGAATGGTCTTGGTGTGCAGGTGGTGATCCCTGGTGCCTGATCTGTGGTTGCGTCGCGCTGGCGGTGATGTGCGTGGCACGATGTGGGAACGTGCTCACGGTGGGGACAGGTGGGTGGCTGGCACTCGCACCGTGTCGAAGCCTGTGCCTGCGCCTACGCCTGCGCCTACTGGCTCTGTCGTTGACCGTTTCCTGGCCTCTAAGCCGTTCTACGTGGCGCACAGGTTGGGCGGTACCGAGTACCCGGAGTTCACTCAAAAGGGCCTTACAGAGTCATTGAAGGCCGGTTTTAAGGCCTTGGAGCTGTCGGTGCGCCGGTGTGCGACCGGGGAGTTCGTGCTGATCCACGATTGGGTAACGACCCGCACGGTGCCAGGTACGGACTATCAGATTTGGAACACTCCGTGGTCGACGCTCTCTGGCTTGCAGCAGGCATCCGGAGGTTTCATGAGGCTCACTGATGTTGTCGGTTCTGTAGGACAGGACATTGTGCTGGCTATCGACCATAAGGTGACATCTAGTAAGCCGACTGGTTCGCAAGGGGATATGGACTCTGAGAAGGAGTTGTTCGATTATCTCGATACCATCCCGAATGCAAAGGATCGGGTGCTGATCAAGCAGTTTGTGAATGGTGGTGTCGCTGGGCGTGCGAAGGCGAAGGGGTACAAGTCCATGTGCATGATGTACCAGAATGAGGTTGCTGGTGCGGACCTGTCATCCTTTGATGTGCTGGGCATGGAATGGAACGCTGACCAGAGTGTGTGGGATGTTCTGAAGGCGACTGGTAAGCCTTTGATTGCCCATATCATTACAACTCGACAACAGGCTGATACGGCACTCGCTAGAGGTGCTACGGGCTTGATGGCGTCGGTGCCAAGTGTCGTTCATCCGTGATCTTAAATGACCACCCCACATTACTCAGTGGGGTGGTCGTTTATACTATTGGTATGAAAAGTATATTTAGCACGATGGAAGAGCCTCGCTCGGTAACGGCCGTTATGGTGGTGATCTACTGCCTTATCTCTATTGCTGGCGGCATGTTCCTTTTGCGCATGGGAAGCCTACCATTGGTCGTTATTACGGCGGGTGCCTTCATGCTGGTGTCGGGAATCCTTGGTGCGCCTTCCGCATGGAGGGGTAGCTGGTGGCTAGAAGGGCCTGCGGCGCTGCTAGCAGTTGTTGGTATGCTGCTGGTGTCGATTGATGAGTTGGTGCTTCCAACGGCCCATGTCAGGTGGCCTTTGCATGTTATTATCCTATCGGTAATTATCGGTTTGTTTTTCCTGGCTAGGGCTTTGCGGGTATGGCCTTACTCGTATCGCCCCGGCGTCTTGCCAAAGACAGAACTGGAAAAGGCTGAAGAGAAATATCTAAGGACTCGCAAGGAGTACCTGTCGGTCATCAACAACTAGGAGCACCATTGAATACTGCAATCACTGGAGTCGTGTGCTCTGTTGTAGCACTTCTCGTCAAAGCTGTCGTCGACCTTTGTGTCGAGCGCTACAAGAAGGCCCAAGAGACTAAAGAGGCACGAGAAGACCTCGAAGCTGAGTTGCGCACGCAGGCGTTCCTGTGGAAGGAGCATGCTTACGCAGTGCGTGTCGCCGCTATCCAGGCTGGAGTGAAGGTAGAGGACCTGCCTTCTGTTCCGAAGGAGGATTAATGTCATTTCTTATTGGTGTGATTGTCGGCTTGATTGTCGGCATGACTGGCATGTATTCATACCTGGATCATAAGTTCCAGAAGACTATTGAGGGGGTTATTCGTGAGTTCAATGAGCGAATCTCGGACGCTTTTGACGAGTGATGACCCAGGAGTGAAAGGGCGGCGAGATGCCGCCTTGTCGTTGCTGAAGCGTGGAGCTGATCGTAACAAGATCATTGAGGCGACAGGCTTTACGTCGGACGAGCTGTTCATTATTGAGCAGGCGTATTACGACAGCCGACAGGAACTCTCACCTCGCAACATGCGCATCAAGCAGCTTGACCGTCTTGATGCGCTTGTTGACATGGCCTACTCGCAGATTGAGACTTTTGGGCTTGCTGATGATAAGGGCAATTGGGGTGCGAACATCCAGGGGCTTCTTGCGGTCTTGCGTGAAATCTCTGAGGTTGCGAACCTGAAGCGACAGACCGTGACGCATGAGATTCGAGTGATTGAGGAGAAGCAGGTAGCAGTCATGCTGTCGTTCACCAACCAGGTGCTCGAAGAGTACACGGCACTTGTGTATCCTCATTTGTCCACTGAGGCGAAGCGCGCCCTGGAGACGAACAAGGCTGACTGGTTCTCTCAGGCTGTGAATAAGCCTGCGGCGTTGCTTGAAGCTACTGTCGAGATGGAGGGTGACTGATGCTGCCTTTCGGTGCTGTCGCTAAGAAGTTCTCTGATGCCCAGCGTCTTGAAGTGTGGCGTAACAATCCTGCCAAGTGGGCTGAGGACCATGGTTTGTTCATGTGGTCGAAGCAGCGCGAGGTGTCGCAGTCCGTTGTTGAGCACCAGAAAACCCTTGTGGTTACGGGCAATGGTGTGGGAAAGGATTTTCGGTTAACCGAAAAATTGCCTACTCCTACTGGATGGACCACTATCGGTGATGTTAAGGTTGGTGATTATGTTTTTGATGAATACGGTCGTCCAACTAAGGTAACAGGCAAGTCACAGATTTGGAACCACGACCTCGTGAAGGTCATATTCAATGACGGTGCAGAGTTTATCTGTTCACCTAACCACGAATGGGTGACACTTGACTTTAATGAGGCTAGGCGAGCACGTAAGCGTATTGATGGTGACTGGCGTAATGGTTGGTCTTATGGTCATACCCGTGAGACGCGGGAGATTATGTCGTCGCTGCGTCATGGCAAGCAAAACCAGGCTAACCACTATGTTCCGATCAATGCGCCCATTGTCGGACAAGTGGCTGATCTGCTGATCGACCCTTACGTGCTTGGTGTGTGGCTTGGGGATGGTCACTCAGCTAATCCCTGCATTACGATCGGTGAGCGAAAGCAGCATATTCCTGAAGAATTTAATCTTCGTGGTGTTGCACTAACTACGTATAAGGTCAATCCGAATAAAGCACCTTTGTACGGGTTCACCCATCAGGGTTACAAGGCTAAGCTGCGTGAGCTTGGTGTTCTGAACAACAAGCACATTCCGCAGGTGTACCTGCGTGCGTCTATCGAGCAGAGGATTGATCTTCTGCGCGGCCTCATGGACACTGACGGCTTTAACGCTGGCGCAAAGCGGACGACTTGTGTCGGAATTGATCTCATGAACGAGCAGTTGGCACTCGGTGTTGTCGAGCTGATTCGTTCCCTTGGTGTGCGCTGCTCCGTGTCGAAGGAACGCACGTATCTGAACGGTGAAGATGCTGGTCCTCGCTGGCGAGTGGTGTTTAACCCTACGTTCGACCCGTTCACACCTGGCTCGGTTAAGAGCCTTGAGCGCCCAGAACAGGACGCCCAGGCTTCACGTAAGACCGTTCGTACCATTGTCGATGTTGTGCCGGTGCCGACTGAGCCAACCCAGTGTATTGAGGTGGACTCTGCGAGCCACATGTACCTGGTTGGTGAGCACATGGTGCCGACACATAACAGCCGCCTCTCTGCCACCCTCGTCAACTGGTGGGTAGACACTCACCCTGTCGATGACACGACAGTAGTCACCACGGCAACAAACTGGAAACAGGTCCGCAACGTCCTGTGGAAAGAGATTCCCCGCGTCAAGGCCGATGCTGGCATTGGTGGCAAGGTGAACGCCGATGCGACGTGGAAGATTGGAGATCGACAAGACCCTATCGCCTTCGGTATGAAGCCGGACGATAAGGATGAGTCCGGCTTCCAGGGTGTCCACGACCAGTACGTCCTCGTGATCATGGACGAGGCCGGAGGCATCTCCAAGGAAATCTTCACTGCAGCCGACGCCATCACGACGAACAAGTTTGCACGCATCCTGGCCATTGCTAACCCGAATGACCCATCGTGCTACATGGCCGAGGTCTACAAGCGCGAGATGCGCCTGAAGCCAGAGGAACGCTCGTGGAACATCATCCAGTTCGGAGCATACGACACGCCTAACTTCACGGGCGAAGTCGTGCCTGTCGATGTTGCTACTCGTCTTGTGCAGGTTGACTGGGTTGAGGCGCGTAAGAAGGAATGGGGCGAGGACGACCCCCGCTTTGTCGCACGCGTCCTTGGCGAGTTCCCTGACGTGTCTGACGACGGCCTGTTCAACATGGGGCGCGTCATGCAGTCCATGGAAGCCTACGACACCTCCGAGCCGGATGAGGGCATGCCGATCACGATTGGTGTCGATGTGGCCCGGTATGGCTCCGACAGTTCCGTGATCGTGTCGAACCAGGGCGGCTACATCAGGATTCATGGCCGGTATCAGGGCTTGAATGGTCCTGAGCTTGCACGCAAGGTCGGCGAACTGGCCGTGGAGATGGGGGCTGTCGAGATTCGTATTGACGCGATCGGTGTCGGTGCATCAGTGCTCGACAGCATCTACAACTTCGTTCCGCCAACCATTTCCGTCGTCGGCATTCACGGTAACGCGAAGTCAGGGGACTCCACGAAGTGGTACAACTACCGGGCAGCCATGTACGACCAGTTTGCCAAGGCTGTCGCTGATGGAAGGGTGTATCTTCCTGACGACGACGAGCTGCATAACGAGATTGCATCGATCAAATATGAGTACCGTGGGTCCGCGCTGCTCATTGAGTCGAAAGAGAATATGCGTAAGCGTGGCATTAAGTCCCCTGACGTTCTTGATGCTGTTATTTATGCATACCAAAACATTGGCGCAATTATGGCAGGTGACTCCGAGGGGCAATACTTTTCACCGGATGATTTGTTGGATGCCGATGACTTTACAGACTTCATGTTTGAGGATGAATTGGCTTACTTTATTGCGTGATAGGCTTAGTTTATGAAGTACGAGCAGAAACTTACCGAGGCTTTGGGGGCTTATTCTGAGTCCCTTGCCCGCCTTCGACAGGAGGACATCGGCTGGGTGTCGTTGTCTGCTGTCGAGGGTGCTGACTCGCTTATTACTCTTGATGTTATCCGGGATCATTCCGCACGCGCACGTCGCTTGGCTACACTGAATCCGATTGTCAAGCGTGGCCTTGTCGTCCGCAACGCCTACATGTGGTCCGACCCGGTTGTGTATAAGGGTGCGACAAGGCCTGCACGTAAGGTGATCGACGAGAACGCTAAGGCGTGCTTCAGTGTGCAGGCCCGTGTCCGTGATGAGCAGGCTTTCAACACGGACGGCTGCGTTATCTACCTTGTCGATAAGACGACGAAGACAGTCATACCTATCCCTTTGATGCGTCTTGGTGGTGTTGCCACTGATGATGTGACCGGGGATGTCGTTGCACTGCTCATTAATCCTGCGACTACGGGGGACCCTCAGTGGTACATGCTGTGGGATCACACGGGCGTGACGATTAATGCTGCGAACTACAAGGTGAATCACCGCCTGACTGCTGTGTATGCGACAGTGAACCGGTTGAGTGCTGAACATTATGGCAAGCCTGATCTGATGGGTGCGTTGAATTATGCCCAGGCTTATAAGGAGCATCTGGAAATTGCGCGCATGATGCAGAAGTCCTTGTCGCGTCTGGCTTTCAAGGCGAAGTCCGTGAATGCCAAGCAGCAGCAGGCTGTGACGGCGCGCATGGCTGGCATGGGTGTCGGTGGCACTGCCTCGATTGGGGCTGGTCAGGACATTCAGGCGATTACGAAGGCCGGTGCTGGCGTCGATTTCTCTGCTGGCACGCCTCTTGCGGCTATGGTGTCGGCTGCTCTCGACGTCCCCCTGTCGGTGTTGCTGACGGACGGCTCTGCTGGTGGACGACAGGGCGCTGAGACTGCTCTGGAAGACCCGACCTTCAAGGCTTTGGAGCTACGCCGTCAGTTGCACATCGACATGCTGAACGAGATTGCTCTAGCTCTTGGTATTAAGATCAACGTCGAGTATGGGTCGATCAATAATGATCAGACGCATCGCCGTATTCAGTCTCTGACGCTTGCGTACCAGAATGGCGCGTTGCATCAGGTTGAAATGCGCTCCGGCGTGTTGCAGTTGTTGAAGATTGCTGGGTCCTTACCGTTGGAGGATTTGCCTGAGTTGCCTTCTGAGGATGAGGGCAAGGAAGACTCGACATCGACAAAGAGTGATGACGAGACCAAGGACGGGCGTGCGACAGGTGTCGGCCCCCTGTCGGACGGAACAAACGACAATAGGAATAGGGGGACCGATGCATAAGCTGCACGAGTCTTTCTCACCGGAGGCTAGTTCTCTGGGTGATGGGAAGTATCGGATTCGCATTATCGCGCCGGGTCAGGGTTCGAGTGGTATTTACACTGCTGAGAACTTGGCTGAGTCTGCGCCTTTGTTTAAGGCTGGCACTGAGATGTTCATTGACCATCCGACAGAAACTGAGGAGTGGGAGCGCCCTGAGCGCTCTATTCGTGACTATGCTGGTGTCTTCTTGGAGGACGCCACTGTCGGGGAAGATGGTGCACTCTACACTGTGTGTAAGGTGTTCTCAGGTGTCAATGAGTTGATCAAGGATAAGTGGGAGCATATCGGTGTTTCCATTAATGCCTGGTGCGCTGACCCTATTAGTGAGAATGGTATTGTTCCACCTATTGCTGGTGTGCGTTCGGTTGATTTTGTGACTACTCCGGGTGCAGGTGGCGCTATTGTCGATCTGCTAGAATCTAATCGAAACGACAATTACGTTAAGGAGGCGGGCATGGACAAGGAGATCGAGTCCAAGTTCGATGAGCTGAAGGCTTCTCTTATTGAAGCTCTCAGCTCTAAGCTCGAAGCTGCTATGGCTACTATTCAGGAGGCCAAGGCAGAAGAGCCTACCGAAGAGGCATCTGTCGATGTTGATTCGGTTCTTGAGGCTGGCCGCAAGATTGCTGAGTCTGGTCTACCGGAGGCTGCCATCGTGCGTGTTCGTGAGGCCGTGAAGTCTGGTGCGGATGTTGATTCCGCTTTGGAGTCTGAGCGTGCTTATCTGAAGGAGGCTGTGGCGGCTACTGCTACCCCGGTTGACGACAAGCCTGTTAACACTTTCAAGAAGATTGGTTGGTGATCACTGTGGCGGTTATGCCTATTCGAGTCCCTGTCGTCAAGGACAATCAGATTTTCGAGTACTCGGATACTCTTTCTCTGCCTGTCGATGCTACGCAGGCTCATCTTGAGCCTGGTGATGTCGTTGTCATTAATAAGACGAACGGTATTGCTGGCATTCTTCAGTCGAAGGTTCGCCCCACGACTGCTGAGCCTGAGAAGACTCTCGGTGAGGTCTTGACTGCTCCTACCTATGGCCTGAACGGCCCGGGCTACGCCTCTGTGCGTGTCGCTGGTGGTGTGTTCGAGCTGACCGGCAAGGTCACTGCTGATGCCAAGGCCGGTGACCCTGTGTACGTGAAGGCTGCGACGGGTGCTGGCACCAAGCCTGTTGTGACGACCGTCAAGACGGGTGCGGATGTCATTATCGGCTGGCTGAAGGAGCCGGTGTCGTCAGCTTCTGTCGATCAGAAGATGCAGGTTGTCCTTGCGCCTGCAAAGACCGCCTGATAGGAGGCAATTAAAGTGCATTTCAAGAACCAGGAATACTTCAATACCCAGTTGGCCGAGGCCCTTGCAGGTGACCGTCTTGCACAGGCTCGCCTGAAGGAAGCCATTACTTCTGACCAGCTCGCGCCCATGTTCGTGACAGCCGCGAACGTGCGCTTCCAGGAGTACTTCGACTCCTACAACACCCTATGGGGCAATATTGCGACGAAGGAGCTGCTGACGGATTTCCGTCCGGCTTCGCTGCTGTCGCTGAAGCCTGACTCCACGACTGTGCCCATCGACAATGGGGGCTACAAGCACCCTGTCGGCACGTTGCCTCATGTCCCTGAGCTGACGCCGTACCCCACCATGTCGTACCAGGCAGATGGTGCGTTTATCACCACCAGCAAGCATGGTGCTCGCATCCAATTCTCGTTCGAGTCGTTTATCAATGACGAGTGGAACGTGATTGCACGTTTCCCGAAGGATGCTGCGACGCTTGCTGCTCGCACGGAGGACCTGCTGGTTCTGCTTCAGATTTTCGATCCCACTACGAAGTCTCTTCGTGCGGATGTGTTTAATGACGCCAACAAGACGAAGGCTGACTTCACGACCGTTCCGGACGAGTTCACTGGTGGCACGGGTGCTGGTGGTGTCGGTGGCGTGAAGAACGCAGCATTGAGCTTCGATGCCATTGTGGCCGCACGCTACCAGGCTCTTGCGACCATCCGTGATGGCCACTCGACGTACGTCCCCGAGGGTTTCGTGCTGGTGACCAACCCGGCTCTGGCCGAGGTCGCCAAGAACTACACCCTCATCAATGAGATTCGTACGCAGGTTGGCAAGCGCACGGAGATCAAGGCGAACCCGCTGAAGGGTCTTGAGGTGGTTTCCTCTGACCTTATCTCTGTTGTCGGTGGCGAGAAGGCATGGGTCCTTCTTCCGAAGGGTGGTCGCGCCAATGGCAAGACCGTCTTGGCCAAGACCGGAATGATGGGTCGTGAGGCTCCTGAGCTTCGCATCCATAACAAGACCGGCCAGATGCTCGGCGGCGGGGATGTTAACCCATATGAGGGTTCGTTCGACAATGATGATGTCGAGATTCGCATCCGCCAGATTGCTGGCGCGGGCCTTGTCCGTTATGATGGTGTTATTGGGTCTACGGGCCTGAACTCCTGACGGATTGATTGAACCCCCTATGGCTTTTGCTGTAGGGGGTTCAGTTATACTTAGATCATGATTGACTACACTTCTCCTATTGGCCAGGTAAGGGTTCTTATTCCTGACTTGCGTAAGTTGGAGGACTTGCGTGATCTTCGTAATGAGCCTCGCTATTTGTTTACGGATGACGAGATTCTTGCTTTCCTTGCTGTTAACAATGGAAATGTGAAGCGGGCCGCTGCTGATGCATGCGACGCTATCGGCATGGATAAGGCATTGCAGCTTCTCGTCTTGAAGACTGATGATAAGCAGACGGATGGCGCTAAGCTGCTCGACGCCATTGTGAAGCGCGCGAAGACTTTGCGGGAGCAGGCAAAGGAAGACGACGAGAACAACCTGTCGTTTGATGTCATCATGCCGTCGTACGAGCCTGTTGATTGGGTGGTGAATTTCTAATGGCACTGTCGATCAACCCTAATATCCATCCATTGTTTGTGACTCTTGCGCATTATCCTTTGGAATTGTTGGCGAATAGCAAGATCAGTGTGTATCCGACTCCGGATTCTGTCGAGCACGAGTGGGACCCTGACCACGGACTACATAACCAGGAGAATCTGCCTATCTGGGTTGGGTGGGCGAACGTAACGCCTAACATTGACTGGCGTGCTCGTAACCGTGAGTGGGCTGGTGAAGTGACGGGCGTGCACGCGTACCGTATTCAGCTTCTTCATATCGACAAGAATGAGTCTGTGAACAGGCATCTGTGGGGTGATCCTACGATGCGTATGTCGTTTGCAGAGGGTATGCGTGTGGTGATTAATGAGTCTCCTGCTGACCACCGACAGAATGGCTTGAAGCTGGTTGTCCGTAACGCCGTGTTCGACTCGTTGCCATGGCAGCCGACGCTATTGTGTGACTTTGAGACGGGGGATACTAATGGCCAGAACTAAGAAGGTTGTCCGCTTTGATGGGCGTGTCGCTGGCATTAAGGTCACTGTCGAATCTGACCGGTATGGTGTCGCCGCTCGTGCGAAGAAGAAGATCATCGATGCTGCGTGGAAGCGTGTGAATGAGGCTGCTCAGGCTGCTGCTACTGCTTCTACGGAATATGGCCGGGCGCTGATCGACACGGACCCTCGTCGCGTTGACACGGGTTACATGCGTGACACTTTCAGTGTCGATGCGTCTAAGGGTGGCAAGGTCGTGGAGATCGGCTGGCATAAGTGGGCGCGTGAAAAGCCTTACTACTCATGGCAGGAGAATGGTACGCAGGGTAATAGGACGACAGGGTACTTGCGTTCTGGTTTGCGTGCCAAGGCGAAGAAGTCTGCGGGTAAGGGTATTACTCCGGCGAAGTACCTGCCTCGTGTGACGAAGGTCTTCCGTGAAGAGTTTTATGGGAGGTTGAAGTGAGGGATCGTACACTTGAGTTCGACAAGGCCTGTCTTGATCTGTTGCGGGCCATCCGGGATATTGAGGTCTATGAATCTTTTGCTCGTGATGTGAAGAAGCCTTTGTACATTGTGTACCACGGTGGGGCGGAAATTAACCGCTACTTGAACTCGTACCTGTCGATGGCAGGGCACACTCAGGATGTATATGAGCATCCTTTTTATGTGGATGTTTATGCTGAGAATAAGGAAATGCTCGACCGGCTGGTGTCGGTTGTGAAGGAAAAGCTCATTGGTGCTGTGTTGATTGCTGGGTCGAATGAGGTGAACATTGCGGCTTCTGTCGGTTCGACGGCGGATCATGATTCGACATTGCGGCCTACTGTTTATCAGCGCCATATGAGTTTCTACGTGAACCTGGATAGGGGGGATTGATATGCGAGTACGGAATATCTACACGGGTATTGTGTGCGAAAAGTCTAAGGACATGCTGTCGGTGTTGCCCGATATGTATGAGCCTGTTGATGATAATACGCCCATGACGCAGCCTAAGTGCTGTGGTGCGGATGATATTATTGATGATGACAATACTAGTGATCAGGAGGACTGATTATGCCTAAGATGCTTTCTCCGAATACTACTATTTGGTGGGTTTCGGCTGATGGTATTACCAACGTGGGCGACCTTTTTAAGGCCACTACTTACACCGGTGCCTCGGCCAAGGCTGTGGACATTTCGTGTGCTATTGCGGCTGGCATGACGCTGGGCGCAACCGACTCGGACACGGATGACTCGCGTTCGATCTGTGATTCCGGAAACGCGAAGACCCCTACGGTGTCGAACTATGAAGCGTCGCTGACCTTCTTCCGTGAGGCGATTGCATCCGGCCAGAAGGCAGCTGGCAACACGAGCGTCTACGACAAGGCGTTCCAGCTTTTCAAGCGGGGCGTCCTTGATGGCCTGAACGAGGGTTATCTTGTTCAGCGTATTGGCTTCCGACAGGGTACTCCTGTCGAGGCTGGTATGGAGATCAGCGTGTTCAAGGTTGTCGCAGACAACCCGAAGGATGAACTGGGTGACGGCGATAAGCCTATCCAGTTCACTGTGCCATTCCTGCCTCAGGGCTACATGGAACTGAATAAGGCCATCGCGGCCTGATAGAATACCCCCGTACCTCCGAGGTGCGGGGGTATTCTCATTTCTGATTGGAGTAGACATCATGCCTTTTGAACTGTCTAAGATCATCTCGTCGATCAAGCCTACTGTAAGGGCCATCGACGTACCATTGAACACTGAGGATGCTGAAAAGCTAGTGGAGCTGACGGAGATTGCAAAGACTGCACAACTGCAAGAAGCGCCTTATTCTCGGTCGATTACTGACACCACGCCCGGTGTCGAATTGGCCGAGAAGATTGAGGAGCTGCATAAGCAGACGATCACTCTTCGTCTTCGTGCGCTGTCGAACAAGGAGCTACAGGTCCTCAAGCGCCGCGTGTGGACTGATCCTGTCTTTTCAACGAAGAACAAGAATGCTGATGAGAAGACAGTTATTGATGTCGAGCGCGAGGATCGACTGATGGAGTACATCATTGCTCACGCCTGTGTCGAAGTCATTGACAACTCGACTGGTGAGTCTCAGAAAGGTCTGTCGGACGAAGAGGCTGCTGAGCTTCGTGGCGCGCTTCCTGAGTTCTTGTGGCAGCAGATTTGCACCACGTGGAATGACGCTCAGACGCTGGGTGTCATGGTGTCGGAGGCGATCAGTGACCCCACGTTTCGTGGGGACGGAACTGTCGAAGCAGGAGAATCAGTGGATGCTCTTGCTTCTGAAGACCGCGAGGGCTGAAGGTAAGCCACCAACACTGTTTATTGGTGCTCATGGTATGTTTGCTCGCACCTTGCCTGTGTGGTTTGGCGACGACAAGGACTACGAGTCGATCCCCCAAACCGAATACACTCCACTTGATCTGGCTTTGTGTGCTGGCTATCAGTATTACCTCGACAGCCTGTGTAACAAATGCGGAACACCTTTGTGGTATGGGCGCAGTGAGCACTCATCCATTGAATTTCATATCGAACATTCGACGTGCTATTCATGTGCTGAGCTTGAGTCGTATCGGGAGAAGCAGCGGGATTCAAGGCCTGGTGAAAGCACTTACACAGTGATGGATACTGTCGAGTATTCTGATGGCTCAAAGGAGCCAATGCCTTCTCCTTTGGAGGCGTTGGAGTTCGTTAAGTGAGAATCGTCCCTGGTATCATTGAAGTGGTACCAGGGACGATTCTATGTAGAGGATTAAGACATGGCTGACGAGTCGATCAAGATTGACATTGATGTCAATTCTGCGGGGGCTGAAAAGGCTGCGCGAGATATTAGTGCTCTGGAAAAGCAGATCGGCTCTTTGCAGTCTGCTGTTGCTGCATTGAAGGCCCCGTCTGGTCGTGGTGGTTCTGTCCTTGATTCGCTGCAGCTTAATAGCGGCAAGGTCAAGAACATGCGTGAGACGGCGACAGCATTGAAGTCTGTTGCCGATGGCCTGTCGGCTGTGTCGCGTGCCGGGGATGGCATGACGAAAGTTGACTTGGCTGGTGGTGTCGATAAGGCTGTATCAGCGTACCGTCGTTTTGTGCGCGAAATGCAGGCCAGCAATAAGCTGACGAATGATCACATTCAAAAGCTGAAGGATACTGCTGCTGCGATGCGTGATGTCGCATCGGCGACTAATGCTATGGCTACTGCCGAGGATAAGGCGAAGCGTGCACAGGCGGCGCTGAACCAGTCGCAGGCTCGTAAGACCGAGGCTCAGGCTGAGAAGCTTCGTGCGCAGGCAACAGTGAAGCGTGAGGACAACGTTATCCCGCTGCAGCGTCAGAAGGGCCGGGACGAGCGGAACCTAGTGAAAGCGAAAGGCGCCGAGGCTGCTCGTCTTGCCGAAATCCAGGCTGCGACACAGTTGCAGCAGGCCGAGCTGAAGCTTGCTGGCGTGACTGCTAGCGCTGAGGCGAAGCGTGAGGCTGCTGCTGTCGCTGCGTCTGCGCGTATTGCTGCTGCTCGTGAGGCTGAAGCTGGTCGTACGCAGCGTGCCATTATTAAGGAGCAGGGTTCTGGCGAGCGCCAGGCAATGCGCATTAATGCATCTGCAGCGAAGGCCCAGTTGCGTGCGAACGAGCAGGCTATTGAGAACGTTCGTTATGCTGCTCGCGACACGGCGGTGTATTACGGGGCTATTACGGCTGGCCTTGGCACGCTGGTGTCGGCTGCTGTGCAGGCTGGTATTGCTCAGGAGCGTGCATTCGCTGACGTGAAGCGCACGGCCCAGGGTACGACTAATGATTTGAATGAGTTGCGTAAGGCATACACGGATTTGTCTACGCAGAAGGTTGTGACCCCATTTGCTGATCTTGCGAAGATCGGCACGCTGGGCGCGCAGATGAACATTCCAACGAAGGACTTGAAGGACTTCACGACGGCTGTTGCTGAGTTCTCGACGGTTACGGAGATGGATGTCGAGGCTGCAACGACAGCATTTGGCCGTTTCGGCCAGATGATGGGCGGCTTGCAGGAGTCTTCCAAGGGCGCGGGGGACGGCTACAAGATTCTCGCGAACCAGGTTGCTGACCTTGGTGCGAAGTCTGTTGCGACGGAGCCTGAGATTGCCAACATGATGGTGTCGATCGCCGCTCAGGGTAAGTCTGCTGGCTTTACTCAGAACCAGATTCTCGCCCTGTCGTCTACGCTGTCGTCGCTGGCCATTCCGAAGGAGTGGGCGCGTGGTTCGTTGCAGCGTATCTTCAACTCGATCAACGCGGCTGCTGCTGAGGGCGGCGACGCCATGCACACGTATGCGCGGGCTGTCGGCGTGACGGATGCCGAGTTCCAGAAGCTGTGGCGTGATGACCCGAATAAGGTGTTCCAGGGCATCTTGCAGAACCTTGCGGGCATCGGCGACAAGGTGCAGAAGGCTCAGGCTATTAAGGATTTGGGCTTTAAGAACGTGCGTGACGTGGAGCTGCTGTCGCGTATGTCGAACAGTGTTGGTTTGTACGTGGAGCAGTTGGAGGAGGCTGAGCGAGCGTCGAAGAATACGTCGTTCATTGATGATTCGATGTCGATCATCACCGATACTATGTCGGCGAAGTTGCAGCAGTTCCAGAACGCCCTGCAGAATGCCGGCGCGGCCATGAACTCTAGCTTCATGGTGCCGATGAAGACTGTTGTCACGGTGGCGACGATGGCTGTGAATGCTTTTGCGAAGCTGCCCGCTCCTATTCAGGCGTTCGTTGGTGCTTTGACTGCTGTGGGTATTGCTCGCGTGGGTATGGTGGCGACGAAGGCAGCGCTGGTGTCAATGTCTGCGACGTACATGCAGATGGGGTCTCGCGTGATGCAGACGACGGGTCAGCAAACGTTGTCGTGGGGCGTGGTGTGGCAGGCCGTGAAGCAGGCTCAGGCCGGTGTCGTTGCGTACGATGGGTCGCTTGCTTCTAATGTGGGTACTGCTAATGCTGCGGCTGCCGCAAATCAGCGTCTTGCGGCGTCGGACTCGGCGGTGGCTGTCGCTGCTGGTAAGGCGGCTGCTGCAAAAGAGGCTCAGGCGGCGGCGTCGGCTGTAACGACGGGCGCTCAGGTGGCTGCTGGTGCTGGCCAGGCTGTCGGCGCTTTGTCGAAGCTGTCTGCTGTTGGCTCTGGCTTGATGGCTATGTTTGGTGGGCCTTGGGGTTTGGCTATTACGGGCGCGATTACTGCGGCGTCGGTTGCTGCGACGTACCTTGGTGACTCATTTACGGGGGCGTCGGAGAAGGCTGAGAATATGAAGGCCGCTGTCGGTGGCTCGTCGGCGATTCTGAAGGCTTTGGCTGAGGATACGAAGGAAGTTGGCTCTGGTGCTCAGACTTCTTTCGCTGAGTTGAACGCTACGATCCAGCAGAACGGCCAGACTCTCACCTCGAATGGTGAGGCACTTGGTTACTACGTGGATAAGTCCGGCCAGGTTGTTCAGACGACACATGCTCAGGCTGAGGCGTTCGGCTATTCGACGCTGAAGATCGGTGAGCACACGCAGGCGCTGATTTCTGACGCTATTCAGGGTTCTGATTCGTTTAAGAACATGTCGAAGGATGTCAAGCAGGCGCTTGTTGACATGGGCTTCTCTTACGCGCAGTATATTAAGTTGGCAACTACGTCGGAGGCTGAGGGCGGCGGTAAAGCCGCTGCTGACGCGTACGTGGATGGGTACATTGCCCAGCTTGAGACTCGCAAGAATGAGCTGATTGCTAAGCTCGATCCTGAGTCTCCCTCCTACGCGACTAAGCGTGCGGATATTGCTTCGCAGTTTGAGGGGCAGATTAGTGCTCTGAATGAGGTGAAGAGCCAGACTGAGGGCGTCGGGGGCGCCATGCGTGATGCTCTGAACGACGCTCAGCTCTTTGGCCAGGAGATGAGTGAGGCTGGCGACAGCTCTGAGGAGGCGTCGTTCAAGATCGGCGACGCTAAGAATGAGTTCAAGGACCTTGGTGAGGTTCTGCGCTCGGTGCTTGATGAAATGTTTTCATCGACAGATGCGGCTGCTGCTCTCGACAGTGCTTTGCAGCAGGTGTATGAGTCGATGCAGACCAATGGTACGTCGATGGACCCGAACTCTGCTGAGGGCCAGGCGAACATTGCAGCCATTAGCGATTACTTCCAGGCTATGGGGAACGCTGCTGCGGCTGGTATCGAGGAAATGGGCCTAACTGGTGAGGAGGCGTACCAGTATGCTCAGCAGTCGATTCAGGACACGATTGACTACCTGTCGGCCCAGGGGTTCGACATGAGCGCGTTCGAGGCTCAGCGTGACACGATGGCGGCGATTATTGCCCAGCCGTATCAGTCGGGTGAGGTGGATCATTCGGCCACGGATGCGTCGTTGAATGAGATGGTGGGCAATGCTGCGAACGCTGTGAGTCAGGCTCAGGGTTTCTTGGGTAAGGTTCAGGCTATTTGGCAGTCGATTCAGGGCTATATGTCGAAGATTGGTGGTGCGAAGTCTCTGTCTGGTAAGGGGTCGTTTACTCTTGGCCAGAAGTCGAAGGTTCGTCTGCCTACGTTTGCTAACCGGAATGCTGGTAAGAGCGCATTCAGTGCTGCGAATTTCCGTGCGAAGCCTCAGCGTTCGTCTGGTGGCGGCGGTGGTGGTGGTCATTCGCCTCGTTCTGGTGGTGGCGGTGGCGGCCATTCACCGTCGTCTCGTGCTCGTAAGGAGACGAAGACTGCTGCTGAGATTTTTGAGGACTTCCTGTCGAGGTTGAAGTCGGCGCTCGACAAGGCGCTGCAGTCGTGGTGGCGTTCGACGACGGCTCAGGATAACTACCATAAGGGCTTGAACTCGCTGCGCAAGGATGTTGAGAATACGACGAGCAAGATCAAGAATCTTCGTAAGGAGAATGAGAAGCTTGCGTCGGATATGCGTAGGGCTCAGCAGGAGTTGCATGATGCTGAGTTCTTCCATGCTGTCGCTGTAAAGTACGGCGACGAGGAGCGTATGCAGTCTACTCAGACTGATATCGATGAGGCAAAGCAGAAGATCAACGAGTCCCAGACAAAGATTGGTGAGAACAGTCAGGAGATTTCGGTTCTTCAGGCTGGCCAGTTTGCGTTGAAGGGGTACACGGAGGCGGCTATTGCTAACCGTGAGGCTTTGCGGTCGTTGCAGTCTCAGATGATTGGTCTGATTGAGGCTTATGCTGCTGCCGGGCATTCGACGCAGGAGATTGAGGCGTATACACAGTCTTTGAAGCAGCAGTTTATCTCTCAGGTGACTCAGCTGGGTTATAACCAGGGTGAGGTGACCGAGTTGGCTGGCGCGTTCGACAGCCTGACTGGGACGATTGGTCAGGTTCCTCGTGATGTTCGTGAGAACGTGACGGATAACGGGACTGTCGGTGCGACACAGGGCGCTATTGATGGTATTCATGCTGATCCTGTGACTGTTCCGGTGCAGCCGTCGCAGTCTACGATTACTGTTCGGATGCGGGTTGTTCCTGATTTGAGTATGAATTTGACTGGTAAGCGCCATTGGGGTAAGGCGGGTCCTTGGGCTGATGGTTATCAGTTCTTTGATGGTGGTCTGATTCCGTCTAGGGGTTTTGCTTCTGGTGGTTTGGTGCCGGGTCGGCCTCCGGCTAATCCGAATGCTGACAATCTGCTGGCTACAAATGGCAATGGGCTGTTTAGTGTGCGCAGTGGTGAGTATGTCATTAGCCAGCCTGCTGTCGATTTCTACGGTAAGGGTTTCATGAACGCCCTTAACACGATGCAGGTGCCTATGTTGTCTGGTGGTGGTTATTCTGCTGGCGCTGGTGATGGGCTTGTTACAATTAATCCAGCACAGTTCAGTGAGCTTGTCCGGGCTGTTTCGACGACAGTCATGTTGAATGGGCGGGCTATTAGTAAGAGCATCGACAGCAATAATGTGAGGAGTGGTAACCGTGGCGTTTACTAGGGGTTGTTCGACTCGCGAGGTTTATTTCGCTGTCGGGAAGTTTATGTCGTGGTTTCCGGCTCCGGATGAGTCTCCGACAGCGGATAGTGTGCAGTTCGGTAGTGATTCGACAACGTTGCTGAATGGCTTTGCGTCGATTAATGGTTCGGTGTATGGGCATCGGAAGTATGAGTTGAATTGGTCGTATTTGAATCGTGATCAGGCTGAGTTGTTTCGTCGTTTGTTTTTGAATCGTGGGGATGAGTGGGTGTCGTATGCTGATCCATTCTCGTTCAATAACATGTTGTCGCCTTTGATGGGTTTGCCTTATTTGCATGTTCATGCTGGTACTCCTTTCGCGTATAACGATTGGGGGAAACAGGCTTTGTTCATTTCTGAGGGTATTGATGAGAAGTCTTGCCATCCTACGGTTGTGTATAAGCCTGATTCTTTCGCGGTTAACAATCAGTTGGATCATGTGTTTAGTAAACTGAATGCCCGCCAGGCGTCTTTGGCGTTGAGCAAGATTGGCACGTATACGGAGCGTGTCGTTGTTCCTGAGGGTTATTATGGGACGTTTTTTGCATCAGGCTATGAGGATGGTAAGCAACCGTTTAGGTGGACGATTAGTCGTGTTGATGGTGGCACACCTGGCGTGGTTATTACGAAGCTGAAGAATCAGGTTTTCAGTTTCGGTGAGGGCCTGTGGGAGATTACGATGCGTCCTCTTCAGGATGGCCAGTTGTCGTGGTGTGGTCTTCGTGTGACGCCGTATGATCCTGATCAGGTTCTGGCTGGTGTGTCTGAGTATGAGTTTTCGTATCCGGCTGGTGGTGGGAACATGAAGGTTGTTCCTGGGTCTGCTCGTGTCGTTACGGTTAATAATGCTCGGGGTCATTTTTCTGCTTCGGTTTCTTTGGAGGAGTGCTACTCATGGTAATGCGTGTCTTTGGGGTCCCTGCTGGCCAACTCACGAACTGGTCTGTGCAGGAGGATGGTGTGTCACTGGATCGTGATCAGGCGTCTGGTGGCTTCTCTGAGTACTCGTTGGAGGGTACTGGAGGCATTGAGCCTGCCCTTGTTGTGAACAAGGATGTCGTGCTGAGTGACTTGCGTTTTGGGCGTACTCATGCTGTTGCGCGCGCTTTGACGACAGGGCCTTGGGTTTGGTCTATGACGTTGAATGATCCTTTTTATCTGCTGGATATTGAGGCGACGATTGAGCCTATGGTCTATACGGAGCTAAAGGCTATTATTACGAAGTTCTTTAAGACCGCTGGTGTCGTTGATGCTCCGAAGATATACGTGCAGAATTTCTACCCTAGCTCTGTCGCCGGTGGTTTCTTTACTATCGCTAATTCTACTTTTGATCATATCTATGATTTTGCTGGTGGTAAAGGCAATCTGTGGTCTGTATTGAAGTCGTGGCTGTCGGCTAATGATCTTCAGATCACGTGGGTGTACGACACGGTTGTGGTGTTTAAGAATCATACGGTGTTGACTCGTCTTCAGGGTTACACGTCTGACTATAAGATTTCGTATGAGCAGTCTGAGCCTGTGTCGAGTATTGAGTGTACGTATCGTGAGTCTACTCTTTATGATCTGTTTAATGGGGGTAATTCCGAAGCTGCTTATTGGGTTGATGGGAAGCCTGTTTTCAATCCTTATGCTAAGAATATGCCGGCGCCCACTATTGTGCTGTACCCAAACTATGACCCGAATAAGCCTTATCTGGAGGCTTTAAGGGACCTTGAGGTGCTTTCTGTCGATGCTGGTGAGACGAAGGAATTTGTTCTTGAGGTTCCTGTTCACGTGAAGAGTATTACGTCGCAGCCTGTTTGTGTCATGCCGTATGACTATCCTAGTGGTGCTCGCTCTGTGTATTTTGGGAAGTCAGGTGTCGTTCCTGGTCCGAAGGAGTTTGGTAAAAGCTACTATGTGGTTGTCGGCAAAGACAATAAGCCGATTGTCCCTGCGCAATGGAACGCTGAGGGCGGTAGTGTCTTCGTTGAGGTGGGCGATGAGCCGAATCAGTTGAAGGTGACTGTGACGGGCATGTTGAATAAGCGTCTTGCACCGTATCGTTTGGCTGAATCTGATGGGCAGAACGATTACTCTTTCTTGCGTATTTGTGGTGAGGGTTATCCCTATGTTGAGAAGACTGTGACGTTTTATACGGGATATCCTCGTAAGACTGATCCGTTGAAGATCAGTAGCCCTTATATCGACACGGTGGATAAGGCGTATGCTGCGTGCATGTATGCTGCTCAGTCTGCTTTGGGGACGAAGACGAGTCTTGAGTGGTCTGGTATGACGCCGTTGAATGAGGCGTATACGGATGTTGTGTATGACTTTGAGCGTGAGCTTGTGACGGCCGCTGACGTAACTGCTTTTACTGACGCGCCGTTGCCTGAGAAGGCTACTGAGAAGTGGCCTGAGGGTACGACGATGAAGAAGATCATGGATGACTTGTTGGCGTTTACGGCGAATAAGCCTGTGACGGATAAGCCTCAGGTGTTTGGCCGTATGGCGGGGACGTGTGCTGTGTTCGACAGGGCTGTGTGGCAGATTAACTCTGTCGAGTACAGCGAGTCGGGTGCGAGTGTGAGTGCTGAGCCGTATACGTCGGTGTGGGATTTGGCTTACCTGTTTGATATGCCCCGGGTACAGGACCTGCCGACACCACCAGGGATCACGCTTGGGCAGCTGTCCCTGCGTGGTTTTGAGCATCGTGAGGCGCAGTCTGCTTAAGACAAGAAGGAAGGGCGACACCGTGGTTGGTGTCGCCTCTCCTTCTTGTGTTATGCGCCTAGGATGCCTGCGAAGTAGGACTGTCCTGCAGGTGTGACGAGAAGCTGTAGCCTGATCTTTCCGCTGCTGTCGATGCGCTCGGTGAGGATGAGGATTCCTCGGTTGACGGCATCCTGCATGGGGATGATCTTGCCTTGGCCGTTGCGGAATGCGAAGTTGTTGTCGAGGAGCCAGCGGCAGAACCTGTTGGGTCCCATGGTTTTGATGGTATTCGACAGAATCTTGCCGAAGGCGCTGATGGTGAGGTCTCCTTCTGCGGTTTCGATGGCTCGCCCGAGGGCTGCGACAGGGCGCTGGGCTTCGACTTCTGCTTCGGCCTTGGCGCGTGCCGCTCGTTCTTCCTTGAGAGTTGTCGCGAGCTGGATGATGATGTCGGGATTGGCGATCATCTCTTCGATGGTGGCAGGTGTGGCGTACATGCCGTGCTTGCGAATTGAAGGTAGGACCTCACTGGTGACCCAACGACGGAACTGTGCGGCTTCAGGCTTGTCGCTGCGGATGATGACCTCGTAGAGTCCCGGCTCGTTGACGGTCCATGTCTGCTGTACTTGTCCCCTTCGATCAGGGACGGGGTATGTCTGGCATAGGTCGTCGGATAGGCGTGAGCGCAGCTGTGTCACGTTCGTGATGTCTAGGACTGCTGCTAGGTCTGCGAGGACGAACCGAAGTTCACCATCTTCTGTCGTAAGAGTGCGAACGTTGTTACCTTCGTAGGTAAAGGGAATGATCTGGTTCATTGTGTTTTCCTTTCTCAGTGCTTGCGGATGGATGGGAGGACTTCAGAAGTGACCCAACGTTTGAAGGCCTTGGCTTCAGGTAGCTTACTGGACATGATGAGTGAGTACAGGCCGGACTCGTTGATGAGCAGCGTTTCCTGACTGCGCCCTACATCATCCTCATCCAGGTGTCTAGCAATAGCAGCCCTAGAGTTTGTGTAGCAGAGTGCATCACAGATGTCGTTGCCGAGGTGGTTGAAGATGGTGATGTCGTTCATTAGTTATTCTCCTTCATGGAAGCGTAGGTGTGGCCGGAGCCGGGGCGGTTGTTCATCCAGTGTTCGACAGTGTCGATGCTCCAGCCGGGGCGTTCACCTTCGTAGGTGAGGTAGTAGATGTCGGGTTCGGGTAGCATGCCTTTGCGGAAGTAGCTGTTGATGGTGCCGGCTTTGAGGCCGGCGTGCTTGGCGAAGGCGCTGGGGCCGAGGTATTTAGGTGTCATTGGGTTCCTTTCTGTCGTTTCCTTCTGACACAAGTAAGAATAGTTCATAGTTGAGTACTGATGCAAGTTGTCAGAAAGTGACTCTCGCCATACTGGTATACTAAGGATATGAAACACAACCTCCCCGCCCCCTCCCAACCCTGGGGCAACGACATCAACAAACGCCTCGCATCAGTAGAAAACGACCTCATGCTGATCCGCTCGACAGCCAACAACGCAGCACAAAGCGTCACCTCCCTAGTGTCAGACCGCGCCACCAACGGCATTGCCAAACCCTTCTACGACGAGGTGAGCATCAGCTCGCCGGGTCGAGGACGCGGCGTCGGCGTCAACGAGGATATTTGGTACCGCTCCATCCCCTGGGCAGACTCCGGCCTATTCATGCAGCTAGCCATCTCCGGATACCTCCGTATCCCCTTGAGCCTCAAACTCTACAGCGGCTTCAAGTACCCCGTCGATGTCAGTGTCGGCGTACGCGGCGCTAGGGCGCAGGACACCCGCTACCTGCGGTGCTTCCTATCGTACGAGCCGACAGGGGACGAAGGCCGAGCCATGATGGTCGCCCACATCAACTACAACACTGTCGTTGATTACGAGCACTACAAGGATGGTATTGTGGTTGTGAACATGAGTAATTCCAGTGTGCATCCAGAATGGGTATACAACTGGGATTCGACAGCACTACTATCCCTGCAAATCGCAGGAGTGAGGTACTAACATGCCAGTCAACCCTCAGGGAATTTGGACCTATTCCGACTCAGACATTGTGCAATCCTGGCCCGCCTTCATGAATCTCGGCTTCAACACAGTGTCGGACGTCATTAAGGGCCTCCAGCAGAACCGCGTTCTTATTGCCAAGAACAATAACGACCAGCGCGACAAGCTAACAGCCGTCAACAAGGCCACCACCGGCGCATATGATGTGCTCATCTACCGCTCCGACATCAACGAGATGTACCTCGCGACGAACACCGGCGTGAAGAAAATCTGGGGTGGCGCTCCCGAGATTAAGTACATCAACGACAATGAGGCTTTCTCAAAGTGGTACCGCTACACCCAGCACGGTGCGGGCGCCATCATCTCCCGCAACGTGTCGATCCCCTCACAGGGCCTGTGGCTGTTCTCCAACTGCATCACGCTAGATAACAACGACAGCTCCAAAGACACGAACGTCGACGTCTTCCAAGCCATCGGCGACGGCGTGTTCTATAACGTCGGCACGACGAACACGTACAACCACTCCGAAGGGGTCGTGTCGTTCCGTATGGCGACAATGGCTTACTATGCCGCAGGCCCTCGTAGCGTTCCTGTGCAGGTGAAGATTTCATGTTCGCCTGTTAACAACATCGGTTGGGGCGGCCTATGCATTGGGGCGTCGAAGATCGGATGAGTATGCTATACTAGGCAACGACAGTTATTCACACCGATTCTGTGAATGCTGTGGGTGTTTGGGTACGAGAAAACCCCCTGACTAGTTCTCCTTTCCTAGTCAGGGGGTTTTCTTTATCTAGGCCAGCCGGTGTCGAGTGTCCACTTATGGCGCATCTGGTGTACGAGGTAGTACACCAGATGTCGGAACGCGTCACGGACATCATTCGCATCCTTGTAGCCGACATCCTTGCCGGTAAGCCACCAGCCTAGGTTTTTCAGCACAGCATCCTTGACAAGGCCTTTAGCCTGTGCCGGAGTCTGGTAGCGGATGTCATCGACAAGCCAGTCAAGGACTGCATTGACCTTCACCGGTGTGAGGTCCGCACTAAACTTGTTGCCGGGCCGCAGGTCGAACTGTTCAGCCACGACAGTAGCGCCAGGGTAGGTGTCGAGGACCTGCTTGATACGGCGTGCTGTCTCCACGTGAGTTGCGCAGATGAACTGGTCGAAGTGCAGAATCTCTACCTCCTCTTCGACACGAGCAACAACGAGGCCTGTGCTAACGCCAGGATCAATCGCGATGACGGTTTTCATTTTTCTCCTCCCAATTATCGTTCAGAATTTCATACTTCGTCTCACACAGTCTGTTTCTGTCAGCCGGTGTCGTTCCACCAAAGACCCCCGACCGGTAGCGTTTGCCATCGACAGGTACGTCTTCGAGTGCAAGGCAGTCTTGAAGACACAGTTCTTTGATGGGGCACTGTGAGCAGCAGACCTTTAAGACCTGATAGTAGAACCCTGAGTCAAAGAAAAGCTCAACAGGTACTCCAACACAGGGGGCTTGCTCGTAGGCGCGAATGTCGATCATACTTCCTCCCAATTATTGCCAACCTCTGCTTCTGCCACGAAGGGCACGCGGTTGAAGACGAGTGTCGCTGCCTTAGACATTTCGCGCTCCATCATGCGTGAGCATTCTTCGACAGTTTCTTCAGGGCATTCGACATAGGTTGCGTCGTGTACGAGGCCGATCAGCTTGGCACCATATTGCCCTACCTGTTCGTTGATCTTGATTGCTGCGTTGAGGCAGATATCATTAGCTGTCGATTGTGGGACGAAGGCTAGTGCTTCGTTCTGTGTCGATCTGTAGGCAGCGTCGGGAATGAAGAGTGGGTTGTATGTCATGCCAAACTTGGTCCGTCGCATGTAGTTTTCCTCCTTTCGTCCGACACTGTGCTTAACTCGTTCCTGCCAGTCTCGTAGTCCTGGGTAGGAGCCAAGGTATTGATCGACAACATGCTGTGCGGCCTCGAGTGGCTGTTCAAGGGCTGTTGCAATTGCGGGTACTCCTCTATTATAGTTGAGGCCATACACCACACTTTTAACCAGTGCGCGTTTGTTCTTTGCAGTCTTTGGCTGTTCATGCTTGAAAGCCTCGTAATCAGCAATCGTTGGATAATCAGACGGCCAAATCTTCGTCATTAGATCATCGAAAAAGTCCGGGGCACCCGGCTGGAAGGCGGCAACCATAGCCTCGTCGTCCGCAAGCTCAGCGACAGTACGTAGCTCGGCCTGCGAGTAGTCACACGAGATGATCTTATAGCCCGGCTCAGCGACAAGGGCACGCTTGATACCACTGTCACGCCCCATCGTCTGAATCGCAGGCCCCTTAGCCGACAGGCGACCAGTCTTAGTGCCGTGGGGCAGATAGTACGGGTGGATACGACCATCCTCACCGACCTTACGCCGCACGTTAGCAATGAAGCTCCCAATCACCTTAGCGGCGTAGCGGTACTCAAGCAGAGCGTCGATAAACTCGACCTCCTTACCTTCGCGTAGTAGCTTCTTCAGGTGATCTGAGTCGAACGACGGGGACGATACACCTTTAGAAGTGAAGTAGTCATTGATCTGCTTAGGTGACTGAGGGTTGAAGTCCTCGCCTGCCAGCGAGCGCAACACAACCAGCGCCTTGTCGCACTGTTCTTGGTACTTCTTTTCAAGCTCGTCAAGAGCATCGAGTGAGACTGCAACACCATTCATCTGCACGTCACACAGAACCCTCGTGACCTGCATACGATAGCGGTAATAGTCGTACTTTCCACTGTTCTTCAGGAGCGGCAGGAAGTACTCGTACAGCTTGTAGGTGTATACCGCGTCGAAAAGGTTGTACTTGTAGAGCTTTTCACGAGGAATGTTCTCGAAGTGTGCCCCGCCCTTCAGGTAGGACTTAGCGTCAGAGTCCCAGTCAGCGGCACGCAACCAGCGACGAGCAAGAGGCTTCAGGCCATGCTCACCAGCCAGGTTGTCGAGCGTGAAGTGCATCAGCAGCGTGTCCTCGTGATGGTACACGTTGATACCCAGACGCTTCGACAGGTACGGCATGTCGAACGTGCCATTATGGCAGACGACAATGCAGTCCCGACACAGGCGCTCAATCAGCTCAGCAGACTCGGGAGTCTCAGCAAGCTCCTCGGGGATCATCACACCGAACTTCCCATTCCACAAGGCAATCGACAGGATACGGCCAGCCGCGAATGTGTCGCCCTCGATGTCACCAGCGGACTCGATGTCGAGGGCAATGACGCTCCCCTTCTTGAAGGAGATGTCCTGGCCCTCCCAGATCACCCAGTCCTTACCGAGTTCCAGGCCAGGATCGATAGGGCCAAGGTAGCCGTACTGAAGCGCCTGAGCAAGGAACAGGATTGCTTGTGGGTTGGTGACGATCTGCTTAGGCGAGAGCGTCTTGTATGCGTCGCCCTTATAGCCCTTCACAGTGCCGAGAGTGATTGCGATGTCCTTGGCTTTGGGATCATCAACGACTTCGATAGGTGTGCCAGCAGGAAGGCCTGAGACAGCCCTAGCCCTCTTTAGCAGAACTGAGACAAGCACAGGCAGCTTGTCTACGCTGTTAGTCAGAATCTTCACACCTGGCCTCCTATGTATTTGATGAAACGATCACTATTCTTTTTCCCTTGAATAACTTCCTGGACGACACCACGCGCCTGAGCATACGTGATGATTTCTTTCAGCTCCTTCATTCCGTTGATTTCAGACTGGAACTTCAGAAGAATCTTCGGGATCGGCACAAGGCCATTATCCGAGCGAGCAATGAAGCTAATGAACTTATCCACCTTGTTGCTGAAGTTGGAGTTCTTGACGTGGTGAATAAACACCTCGTTCGACGACATCCAGATAGGAGCTAAGGCAATGGCCTTGAGCATGTGTCGCATCGTGACAACGACACCACCATGAGCATTAGGGCCGTTGTACATGGCAAGCAGGGCAGCGATGCGAAGGACAGAGAACGTCATACGCTCGGTGCCAGGGAACAGCTCACGGCTACTCAAGTCGTGCTGAGCAGCCATCACCTTGGCTTCCTCGGAGAATTCAATCCAGCGCTCAAACACGCCCGGCTCGAATTCGACAGGGATGCGAACTTCCTCGTGTGCTAGGGACCTGGACTGGCGTGCGCTGAAGTGTGTGTCGAACTTAGTCGTTGCCTTGATGAGGTTCGACAGCATGAAGTCCCGCTGCTTGTCGGCAATTTTACCTGTCGAAGGATTAACAGCAACCAGCTTAACGTCCTGCGAGGACGTGATGTAGTGATCCCGTTCATCGACAACAACGAGGCAGCGGGGTGTGAAGCCAGACTCGACTCGTTCTTTCGTCAGGTGCTTCGCGGACTGATCGAGAATACCTGTCCCGTAGAACGTCATGTAGTACGGTGTCGCTGTCTGGTACGCGACCTTGCCGCCCTTGTCCTTACGTGCGACAGCGGGGATATACCCGTCGTAGCTCTTGGTGAGGAAGGGCATCATGGAGGACATGTAGCTGCCTCTTTGTGCAGCGTGTGCGAAAAAGTCCTGCACCTCGTCGATTGCGTACAGGCCAGACTCCTTCGGCTTGGTACGAAGGTATGCCGACAAGGCCTCACCTGTCGAATCTTCAGGTGCAATGTAGGAGTCTGTTCCCTTACCAACACCGATAGCAACGTCCCGCATAATGCCTTCTGCGAGGTGTAGTGATGTTGACTTGCGGGACTGGGTGGTGCGTCCCAGTACCAGGAAGTATAGGTTCAATGGCATTCGCTGGACGTTGATGGGGAGGAAGGCGTACTTCGCAAACACTGAGGAGAGGATGGCGAGAGCGCCCGCATAGTGGAATTGCTTGGGTGCCATTGCTGACTTCGTTGCAGCCCACACGGCGAACTGGTCGACAAAGAGACCCATTGGTTCCTGCTCGTTCTCATGCAGGAAGTTCACATTCTGAAGGGTTAGCTCCCGTGCTTCACTGAGAAGATACGAGGAGCCGATCTTGGTAGTAGCTTCCAGCTCCTTCTCAGATGGGCCGTTGTGCTGTGCCTTCCATCGGGCATGATCCCGGTTGATCTGCTTCCACAGGTAGGCGTCGCCTCTCCCGTCCATAGCGAACTTGTTGAACTCCGTCCCGCGCACGACAGCGAAGGCTTCGACAATCGAGCAGCCTTCCTCCCAGAGCACACATTCGAGGTGATACATTTTCGAGGAGCGGTCTTCCTCGTCATTGAACACGTCATCTGTAGCCAGGTCAGTGATGTACGAACGATTAACCATGCCGAGGACTTCGTACATGGTGGGGATGTCAGTGGGGAAATCCTCTTCCTCGATACCCATTCGCTCGACAGGGGGGTACTCTGCTGCGAACTCAGCAGCAGTGATCGGCTCGTTATTGACCGTGAGTGTGATTTCCCACGGGTCCACTCGCTTGCAGTTGTGCGTGAACGGGACCCTAAGCTTCTTCGACAGGGGCCAGCCGCGATCCATGCCGTCGTTGCGGTGATCCTCATAGAGTGCTCGCGAGAGGGCTTCCAGCATGTCGTTCGACAGGTCATTGGCGTCGTCGAGCAGCCAGTATCCCTGCCAGTGCTTCTCGCTGGTCTGAACAAGGATGGAAGGCTGAATCCTCAGCTTGTCAATAGGGCAGTCATCCCCATCTGACCACACGCACGCCGCCTTGATGACATTATCCTTGGCCGCGTGGCGGGTGTTCGACAGGGCCGGGGGCTTCGTGTACAGAAAAGGCGAGTAGTACACATCAAGGTCAGCATGTGCCTTGGTGTAAGCCACCATCTTGTCGAGTTGTGCGGGCAGGTTGAACCAGCGGAAGTTTGTGAGCCCACCCATAGGGCCTTTAAGGATAATGGGAGTCCAGCCTTCACCGTCTGGGAAGACTGCCTGAAAAAACTCTGTGAGGTCCATTGCTCTCCTTTCGTGTCTGCCTATTGTAAGGCGGGGCCACACCTCTTGTCGAAGTGTGACCCCGCCTAGTTAGTTGATGGTCAGAGTTCGATCTTGGAAGCCTTAGACTTCTTCGGCTTCACATCGCCCCATTCGACCTTCTTGATATTGTTGCGCTTGCGGGTCTCACCGTTGTACTCAGACTCCTCGACATCAACGGTGATCGTCGCCGTCTTGCCAACAATATCGAGAGCAACCTGGTAGTAGTAGTCGGTGGTGCGTTCCGTGCGCTCGGTAGGCCAGGGATTACCCGACGCAGTGCAGAACTTAGGGAGGTCCCAGTGCAGACCATTCTTGGTGACCATGACCAGCCAGTAACGAATCTGGCGCGCCGCGTGCTCGCCTTCTGTGACCACGAAATCAACCGTGTACATGGGGTTGCCCTTCTTGGACTCTCCCAGCTCACAGGCATCAACGGTCGCCTTGTACAGCCCCTTGGGCAGAGGTTCGAAAGACATGGACTCGGCAACGTCCAGGCTCATCAGTGCATCGAAATCAATCATTGTTGTTCTCCTTCATGTAGTTGTTGATAGTTTCAGGCAGCCACCCGTAGGTGACTAGCTTGTTGTGTCGAATGATAGCATCGGGCTGTGGGAACCCCTTAGAGTCCTCATGAATACGATACAAGATTGTCGTACGTTTGACACCCGTTTTTTCAACCACGTCAGTGATCGACAGGTACTCAGTCGTCATCCTTCGCCTTCGTATCGTAATGCTCATGAACCCAGTGCATAATCTTCGACATGGTTGGGTTTCCAATCATCGGGGGCATGTTGTCGAAGCGTGTCTTAGTCAGGATACTAGACGACGACTTGACGTTCAGGACGACAACAAGGTTCTCTTCCTCATTGTCTCCCACGTCCTCCCACGTCATACGACCAATCAGGTCGAAGATGGAGGGAAGCTTCTTGAAGCTCTTCTTACCTTCGAAGTCAGGTGCGATCTGGGAGAGGCGTTCCGTCTCCACAATTTCTCGTGACTCGTGGGTGATACAGATGATATTCAGGGACGCATCGAAGGCGATCATGTTCACAAGGTCCAGTACCTTGTCGTATGCAGCTGCCCACATCGCAAAGGAATCCTTCGGATTGGCCGCTGTGAAGTGGAGTTTAATAAGCTCCTGAAGTCGGTCAACTGTGTCAATAATAACCGTCTTGAAGGGCTTATCCTTGGCCTCACCAATCTTGACGAGCAGGTCTGCGAACTCCTTGTACGTCGCGGGCTGCACAACGAGCATGTTGTCCAAGTCGCCATATTTAGCAGCGGGCGCAGTACCCCGCTCCAAGTCAACGTAGAGCACAGGACCAAGCTCTTCGACAGTACTGGCTGTCGAAGCAAGCGAAGTCTTCCCCGTACCTGAAGGCCCATAGAGTAGAATCTTCAGCTTAGGAACATCCTTGCGGGGGTCTGAAACCTCAATGTTGAGCCCTGTCAGGAAGCTATCAAACTTTCCCATGTGTTCTCCTTTCTTCTCTACCGCTTGAAAGCGCAGTAGTAACAGCCGGGATGGCTGTCGAGTTCTCCAATATGGTCCCGATTTTCATCGGCCCACTGGAAGATTTGGTTGGCTCGTTCGAGGACGGCAAAAGCTGCTGCCCTGTCGTACTTGAAGCATAGCTCATGACTGGCTTGCAAGACACTCTCAATGGTGCAATCCCTCGGGAAGAGGACAAGCGAGCAGTAGTTCACCTCGTAACCAGTGTTCTCCATGCCCAAACCGTACAGCATCAATTGATAGTAGTACTTCTTGAGTTGCAGTTTTGTTCGTGAGTCAGAGTAGAACTCCGGCTCTTGCTGCTCGTTGAAGAAGGTTGCTGACGAGAAGGCTTTGATCTTCTTTTTCGAGAGCATCTTGTAGTCAACGACATGCCCTGTCGCCACGTCGAAGCCATCACAGGTGCCGGCGATTTCACCATAGCCTTTGATTGAACCGACAGTTACCTTAGTCTCCTTGAGGTAACCCTTTAGGCCAATGACATTCTCTAGGTAGAGGTGGAAGGCCGTGCCGATCATCGGCGCGAGGGGGTGGTTGTTCTCATCCTCGTGGATGCCAAGCAGCTTCTCTGCAAGACAGCGCTCACAGAGGTCTCCCAACTCAGACGGCCCTACCTTACGTTGCCTGTCACGCGGCGAGGGCTTCGACAGTTCCCGAATCAGCTGATCGTAGATGTCACTCATGAGAAGCCCACTCCTTGTACTGCTCTTCCTTCATGACGTATAGGTTCCACGCAAATTGATGCAGGTCATCTAGAGGCGATTTAATGAAAACCAGAAAGTCGCCTTCATCAACAACCTTCCACAGCTCCCGTGTCCCAAACAACGGGACACACGAAGCGTGGCGCACGATCTGATCCGAGCCAGTATTAACCTCCCACTTTGTCTTACGAATTTTGTCCTGTTCGACAGAGGTAAACATGAACCCTACTGGAACCTGGATAACTAGCTTATTCTTCAGCACGATGAACTCCCTTCGGCAGGCCCATGAGGAGAGCAGTTGCCTCGCTAGAGTTGTTGTAGTCACCGAGGTACACAACCTCCACGATCTCAGGACACGATGAGATGAGGTGCGCGCATCCTCGACAGGGGTAGTGAGTTACGTACAGCGTGTATTCACTCCCATGTTCTGTCATCTTGCGGATGGCACCGCGTTCCGCGTGCACAGTGTTGACGCAGTGGTCATCAACAATGCGGTGACCCCCTGTGTCGCACGGCTCAAGGCCGGGTGGTGTCTCATTGAATCCCTTCGACACCACCCGCCCTGTCGCACGGTCAACGATCACACACCCGACATGCGCACGGTCACAACGAGACTTCTTAGCCTCGTCCCGTGCTGCCTTAATGTACTCTCTCACTTGGAAAGAATCTCCTTATGCTCCGGTGACATAGTAGCTGCCCATCCGAGAACCTTGTATCCGAAGTCGGTGACTCCCAGACGAGGGTCAATGATCTTCGGGACTCGTGACCACTTGTAATCAAGGAACGCAAGAGTGTTTCCACTCATATAACGCATGAGCCTTGCGAGTGCAGAAGTCTTCAGAACGACCATGTTGCCGTCTTCATCCTCCTTAAGCGCAAGCAGACTCATCCCACTGAGACGCGCGGTGTAGGGACAAATGTTCTCAGGGAAGTCATCCCTGTAGAACCCTACCTCGTTTCGGTCATGATCCACCCACATGAGTGACAGGTCAAGAGGCTTTGCGGCGTCGAGGTCAATATTCTTCGACACCAGCTCTCGTGCGTTGCACTTCAAATCCGTGAGTGTCGGCACGGTGAAGACCTGGTTGTTGAAAGGATCAACGACAGCCATCTCGTTGTCACCCACCCACCACTGTGCACACACTGTGCCAGATGTGTTGATCAGACGAAGCTCTCCGTTTGCTAGGAAAGCTGTCCCAAGTTTTGTCCCGTTCGGAGTGGTGACAATCCCATCTTCGACAGGAAGATATTCCCGCTTGATGTAGTCAGTCGGCAAATCCTCCCAACCGTAGCCAAGGATGGGGCTATAGATTTCCTTGATGCTTACTCCCATGTCTCTCCCTTTTCGTAATAATGAAACTCAACAATCGTGACATACTGTCGGGTTGGGTACTGAACCCTGTCACTAATGTAGTACCTGACAGCATCGAAGTCGATTGATACTGTTCGTGCTGTGAATAGTGACTCATCCCCCTGCGGGGTATACCACAGGTGAACATCCTGACTGTCGTTGAATGAGACCCCGTTGTTAGTGGCTTCAGTTTCTTTCCGGCCATTCAATGCCACATAGGTCTCCCACTTGTAATCAAGCACATGAATGCAGACGACACTTCCATCAGTGAACTTAATATATGCATCCTTGTCGTCGTCTAGCCAGAACTTTTCCACATTCTTCTTCAGAAGCTTAGCGACCGTTTTGTGATTGCACTCTACAATCTGCATGTCAGTTTTCTCCCTTCATCATAAAGTAGGTGAGTGCCCAACCGATCACGAACAGGACACAGAGCACCGGCAGGGCTGCGAGACAGAGGATGCCAGCAACCACAAGGTACATGTGCCACGACGGGAACCAGAGGGCGGGAATAAGCATGATGGCGCATGAGACAGCCACCACAAACGAGTATTGTTTGCAATCGTGCATGATAGTTTCTTTTCGGTTGGTGTTTCTTTCCTAGATTAGGCCGCTGGCCTTCAGTCTGTCAAACCGCTCTTGCAAGCGACCTAGCACACGCTCATCCACCGTGTCGATAGCTTGAATCAAGAAGCGGTTGACAGCAGTCTTTTGGCCCTGTCGATTAAGTCGTCCCGTCGCCTGTTCATTAATGACCAAGCTGTTTGACTGACTCAGCCAAAATTCCGTATGACACACGTCTTGGAGTCCATCAACACCCTCACTCATAGCCTCATGCTGAGCGACAATGACACGGACTGTCCCGTCAATCATGGCGTGGAAGTCACCACGGGACTTACCAGACACCTCAATGCACGAGATACCAGCCTTGCGCAGACGGTGCAACACTGCCTTGATGAACTTCTGGGAGTGTACCCACACAACGACAGGTTCATCCTCGGGAAGATCAGCAATGACATCCATCATCGCGTCTAGCTTTGAGGACTTACAATCCTCGTGGTAATCGACAGCCCCGTCCTCGTTAAATGATGGCACTCCCAGTGTCATCTGTCGAAGCCTCAGGTCAAGCTCCACGGGAATACTCAACGCAAGTGGGTTGTCTCCCAGGAATGTCAACGCCTTTTCTTCCAGGTCGTTGTACATCTTGCGTTGCGTGCGAGACAATTCCACTTCGACATGGTGAATAATCACGCCGGGTAGCTCCGGGTTTGCCTCAGCCTGAGACACCTCATGGTACGATGGCGCACCACGGCGCACCATGCCCGGATGCTTCTCGCTCGTATAAGTCTTCCCGAAAGAGCTAAAGGCATTGAACTCTTCCGTGAAAAACTTGGCACAGAAGTCCCAGTAGCCGCCATAGTGGTTAGGCCATAGGAACTTGAGGGCCGCCCAGATGTTGCAGGGCTTATTCCCTGCCGGTGTCGCACTCAAGGCGAGCCGGTATTTGGCTTGAATATTGCGTGCGACAGCGAAGTTCAGGGAAGAATGGTTGCACGCACGGTGCCATTCGTCGGCAATGAGCATGCCGAACTCGACGCCATAGAATGGCTTGCTCATGGCTTTGTAGACCATCTTCTTAAGCCTCCCGTCCCAGCGCTTTTCCTTGTTACGTGAGCGCATTAGCTCCCAGGTAATAAAGTAGACACCTGGTTTGTGGGCTTCAAGGTTGTCCCATACTCGCAGGGCAGCCTTAGTTTTCTTCCCTGACAGGGTGACCATGTCGAGACCTGCGAGCATTTTCCAGTGCTTGCGCCATCCTGATTCAGTGCGGACAGGGGCAACCACGAGGATAAGCTGTTCATTAATCTTATCCCCGAATGCATTCATGGCATTCCACACCGACACAGCGGTCTTGCCTGTTCCGAGGCCCGCGCCTACCAGTCCCGTGAAAGGTGTCTTACTATTCGCAAGGCCTTCCAGTACGCGTTTCTGGTAGGCGCGGGGCTGGAACGTCATCAGTGAATCCTCCAAGCGATCGACAGGTCAAACTCTCTTGCCAGCTTGTGGATGACATCCCGCACTACTTCGACACAGGCGAGATTGTAGTTATTTGTCATTTCTTCAAGGTTAGTCTGCATTGTAGTACCTGCCTTCGATTCGTGCTGCTGCTACGTAAAAGACACCATCTTCAACGATGCCTTCTGCGTATTCTAGTGACTTAATTTCTTCTTCGGTTAGTTTGTATTCGGTCTGGAAGTCTACCCCGGTACAATTCGGGTCGCACATAATGATCCCGTTCTCTTCTAACCAGATAAACCCAGAATCCTGCCCCTCCCAGGGTACGTTCCCGTCTTTCATCAGAGCTTCAATTGTTGTCCAAGGCATCTGCAACGTAATCTCTCCCTTCAAACCTGCAAGACTCAACCCAGAATAGATTGCCCTTGATGACACCCTTAGCGTTCTCGAAACTTCCGAGTTCGTGAATTGTCAGCTTATAGAGCGGACGGAAATCGACAGTGGGCTCTTGGGGCATATAGAACACTCCGTGTCGTTCATGATAGGTGAACCCTCCGTCATGCCAGTTCTCAACCTTGTATGCGTACCTGATTGTCTGGTACTTGGTCCAATCAATGTTCATTAGCCTAGCTCCCAGAAAACAACCTGTTCAGTGGATTCCATATCTCGTGTGAGCATGGCATTAAGGATGACATCTAGTCCGAGCTTATCCAAGGCAAACTGTAGATCATCATTGATGGACGACACATCCGTCTCAGGGCGTTCAACGCCCCAATACCCGTCACGCCCAACCTCAGCACAAATGGTCAGGTCAGTTCCATCATACAGGTAGGTTGCTACGTAGAATCCCTGGTCAACAAGCTCGTTAATGTCATGCTTTGCAGCCACCCGTCGGATAGCAGCTTCGACAGCCTTGACACAAACTTGCTGGTACTTTGTAGTGATTTCATTCAGAGACATGTCAGTTCCTTTCTGTTGCAATACTTTCTGCATAGAAGATGCGATCCTTAACGACACCTTCTGTGTATTCAAATTCTTCAAGGCTATCCTCATTGAATGTTGCCTTGATGTCGGTTGGTAGTTCGTGCACGCCGGGAATCACCACGAGGGTTGTCCAATCCTTTACCCAGAGGAAGCGCCCGTTCTGGCATGCATACCCTACATAGCCGATGGCGGGAAGCATCTCATTCCACCACTGAGTGAAGCCGAGGCCACGAATCCAGTCATCATGCAGGGTCTCCCAGTCAGTGTCAGGTTTGAACTCACCATCATGGTACAGCTCGTAGAAGAGGTCTTCCTTAAACTCTTCTAGCTTAACAGTAGACCCTTCCACCCAATCCTCTAGCATTGCGTCTTCCCCTCAATATAAATACTTATGCCGTTAGGCAATTCAATTTCTGTCCCTGTTCCTAGGGTTTTGTGAATGATTTCAGCCGCTCTCATCTGTCGAACAGATTCAAGCCACTGAGTTGAATACTCGACAAGCTCACTGTCTTCCAGGGCACGGGCAGTGGCTTCCACCTGTTCAATAGTGTAGCCACTACCCGTGCCGTATGTCTTCCATTTCATCGGAACGTCGCGTAGACCTCCGACACATTGGTGGCAGGTTCCAGGTCAATCAGACCCAGACTTGCAAGCTTACGCGTGTTCAGCTTGGGCTTGTCGTAGCAAGCCTCACGCACTGCCTTGGGCAGCTTCTTGAAAGCTGCCATCTTCTCAACCGCCGCCGGGTTAACTGTGCGTCGCACCATGAACGACACGGACGTGTCTCCTACCATAATCTTGTCGCCGGGTTGGAAGCCTGCGCACAGCTCCCGCTTCAGGCCGTCACGGACCTCAGTCAGCTCAGCAATCTCAGTATTGAGCTTGCTGATACGTGTAACGAGTGCTTCAGTGTTCATTGTTTTTTCTCCTCCTTGTGAGTTCAGTTAATCCGACGGATAATGCCTTCGACACACATAGCAGACAACGAGTCATTCACATAGTCGTTCCAATCGTCCCACGCGACTTCGCGTGCAACCTGACTCGCAGTGAAGACCTTCCCAAAGATGAGACTAGGCTTATTCGCTTTGTCGAACACATGCACGCAAGCATCCTCAAGGCTTTCGAGAGTCATGAGGGAACCATCTTTCTTGACGTAATCCCATAAGTCTGGTTCAATCCCAAGCTCTTCAGAGCTGTAAGACTTTCGCAGCTCCCAATCGACAAGCAGTTCAGGGTCAATCTTTCCGTACATTCTTGTTCCTTTCATTCCGCTATGTTCACGATGTAACATTTCTTATCTTCTGAATCCCAGATGAACTGATGCGCCCAACCATGCAGGAAACACATGTCATCAAGGCTGATGGCTTCGCTCGCCTCGGTCTCGAAATACCAGTACAGTTGGTTGTCGGCTATGTTGGTGTTGCACCGCCATACGAGACCTTCGACAGCGACGAAGATGCCAGATGGCTCGTTTTCACTGAACAGGTCCAAGTAGCCGACGAACTCGTACCCTCGTTCAACAAACCACGGGTTAATAACTGTCAGGTCCCAGCCCACATCATCCTTGACATACCCTGCAACAGACAATTGCAACTTGTCGAGGTAGGAACGGAACTCATCCTGCTTAGTAATCATTTCAATCAATTCTTCCCACATGTTGTCACCAGCCCATCAGCATTGCATAGTAGAACACAGCCCACACGGAGCCAAGAATTACGAAAACCATTCCTGAGATACTAGCAAGAGCGTCATCCTTAGCTGTTACTAGTAGAAAGGCCCCCAACACAGCTACGTAGATGCTAAGAATAAGTCCAAGGATAATCATCTCAGTTCTCACTTTCTGTTGCGAAGATAATATCTTCAAGGTAACCGATTGCGTTGTCATTCACGTAGTGTTCCCAGTCATCAGTGTTCCAGTCATCGTCAAGGAACATCTGCCACAATCCATCTTCAATGTCGTTTTTATCGAAGGTGAGCCCCTTGTAGTGCAGGATTGGTCCCTCCCAAGGGCCTCGCCACTCATATTTGATGGCCTCAATCCCATACCAGTTAGGCATCATTCACCTCCCTTGATAGGAGCGAACAGGTAGCCTTCACCTGCGAAGCCAAGGGCGTTGCACCCATCCTCAACCCAGCCGACACCATGAGGGTCTGTTTCAGCTTCCACCTCAGACGCGGGGCGAATGGTCCATCCATCACGAACCAGAATCTCTTCCACGACACCGATCAAAGTGTCTGCAATAAGCTCGGCCATAGCTGAGATGCGGGCATTAGCAATCATCGCACGGCGACGCTCAGGGCTTCGCACCGAATAGTAGTCAGGGTCCATGTACTCGCTTTCGTCGGGCCGCCCCATAGCGTCCCACACCAGGAAAACATTAGCATCATTGCACCAGCCACCTGCGAACGCGCACACGTCGTACCAGATGTGTCCGCCTAGCACCTCACCGTTAATGACCTGGGCTGCAAACTCGGTAGTGAGCTGAGGTCCAATGATCCATTCTGCATATTTGCGTGACAGCATGATTTTTACCTTTCAGTTGTGTTAAGACTGTCGTTCCCGGCGTGGGAGTCGAACCCACATGCACCTACCGACAGGGCCGGGATGCCTAGTACTCTAGGCTGACTGCTTCAAGGGGAGTAGGGTCTTGTATGCCCGGCGGTGAGTGACCTCCCAGGTCTCCCAGTCAACCCTGTACCAGGGCCGCCATACCTCAATGATCTGGTTAATGACGCTCTTCTCATGCCAAGCGAGTTCCCCGAGAACCCACACGACGCCCGTGTGCTTATTCCACTGGCACACAATCTCGTGGGTGTCATTGCGCACGAGCATGTACAAGTTCTCATCCCGGTTGATGTGAAGCTTTCCACCGACAAGGCAGGGGTAGTAGCCCCAACCGTTATTCTTCAGGTTCTGAAGCGTTGCCTTGATGGTTGCCATCAGTACTGCCACCCATCCTTGTTCGTAGCGGTCTCGAACTCACGGAGTGTTGCCCCGGTCGGGTAGTAGGACTCCCACGCTTCAAGGTCGCGGGTAATCCGCTCCATCTCCCGGCGCTCGCGGGCACGGATGCGCTTGCTCAGGTCCCGGGTGTGACGGGTGTACAGGGAATGTTCCCGGCGGAACTCACGGGGGTGCCACGCGACACCACGCGCTTCCTTGATGTCCCAGGGATCGGTCTTGTAGGTCTTCGACATGATTGTACCTTTCGGTATTGGGTTGAGCGCCCTCACCTGTTGAGGGTGCTTCGTTCCCCGCCCGGGGATTGAACCCGGCTTTGTCGCCATTGATGCGGGGATGTCTTGTTGGAGACTATTCGTGCTCACATGAGCCGTCATAGTACTCAATCGTGTACACGTGACGTGTCTGCTTGTCTGGGCTTGGTACGGTGATTCGGTGTGGAAGGTAGCCCTGCTTGAAGTAGGTCATGCGTCGTCTTTCACCGGGGAACCTTGCGTTGAGGAAGTTCGACAGCTCGTGAGGCGCGAAGTCCTCGGTCTCTTCGTCGTGGTGCGTGGCGGACCAGTGTCCTGCTGGTGTCTTGTGCTCAGTCCATCGGGTGATGTGCGCTCTCGTCGTGTTTCGCATGTTAATTTCCTTGCGTGTTCGCGTTGGCTTCGACAGCTGCCCAGAACGGGGTTGTGGGGGAGGGTTCGAATGTCTGGATTGCGGGGTTGAAGATGTAGGCGTCGTTGGCGATGCCTTCAATGTTGAAGTTGTCGGCGTGCTCGCCAAGAGCGGCCTTAATTTCGTCGTACACGTCGGTGATTGTGGTCAGCTGGTTCATTGTCGGTTCCTTTCGGATGAATTTGTACAGTGCTTGTGTGTACCTGTCGTGGAGGGTGACGCGTTTCCACTGCGTGTCGGTGGCACAGGTGATGTCATGCTCAGTGATCATGCATACCCCGGTCTGCATGTAGGGGACTGTCGTATACCAGTCGGGCACCTGGTCAAGGGGGACGTATTCGACTGTGAGTCCGTCGTTGTTGGTTTCGGTGGCGGTGACAGGTGCTGTGGCGAGTAGGGCGGTGAGTGCAAGGGCGGCGATGTTCATTGCTGGTTTCCTTGGGGGTGCCCGGCCCCGCGTGGGTTCGACAGGGCCGGGCGTTGGTTGGTGGTCAGTAGACGGTGAGGGCGAACCCCGCGTCTTCGAGCTGGCTCAGTGCCTCACGGTCGCCGTTCAGGCCTCGGCAAACGCGCTGTGCCCACTTGGCTGCGTCGTAGGCGTTGAAGCCGGGCACGTGGGCGAACCATTCCTTGTAGCAGTCGTAGTCGCCAGCGATGCGGGTGAGCTGCGGCATGCGAGTGTACTCGTCGGTGAGGGTGATGAGGTGTGTCATTGGGGTTACCTTTCGGTGTGGTGTTTAACCTTGTGGCTACAGCCTATCGCGTAGGCTGTCACTCTGTCAACTGGAAGCTTCGTGACGTGTGTCACATCGTGAGCCGGGCAGGAATCGAACCTGCCTTCACCCGCCACGTCGTTGCGAACGACAGGGGCGCGGCTCTGAGGTGCCTAGCGCGGTGAGCGGCTACTCAGTGCGTCTAAGCCCTAGCCTGTGGAAGCGTTCGACAGGGGGTGCCAACCCCGTCGCGACGGTGCAAGCCGACGCCTTCCACGTCATTTAGTTCACAAGTCAAGATCGTTCGGATCAAGGGGCTTGCCCGCCTCACGGCGGTCTTTGGTTGTGGCCTTTGGGCTGTTTCCCTTGCCGATGACTCAAGCTTAGCGCAGCGTCTGTCAGAGTGTCAACTCAAGTCTGCGTGGCTTGCATCACATCACGTGGGGTGTGGTTGAACGACACGGGCTACCTCGCTACAGCACAGGCGTATAGGCCTTCGACAGGGCACAGAGCCGCAGAAGGGGTATAGGGGCCTTACTACGGCACACAGGGACTTCGAGCCGGGGTGTGCGACACAGGCGCTGATATGGGGAGCATGTGAGCCGGCCTTAGCGCCTTCGACACCGCCGCCCCTCTCATGACGAGGCAGGGGCTCTCACGCTTCGACAGCCCTGTGTTGTGGTTCCTAAAGCCTCGCTAACCCGTGTTAGGCGGGCTATAAGCATGTCTTCGGCCCTCATGTTGCTGTGTGTGTGTGTGGCCAGCCTTCGACACAGCCGCCCCGGTGCAGCTCTCATGCTGAT